GTGGACCGGCTCATCCTTGGAGTTAAGCGTAAGCTCTGAAATCGACATATGTCCAAGCCCTCTTTCGAGGCTGAACATCAATGATCAAGTGATGATCCGGAAGGTGGGGTCAGGACAGCGCTTACGATCTCTTGGTTGAGCGCGCAATTCAACGCCGTAAAAGGCTTGATGGCTGACGAGATAGTTTCAGAAATTGCGATCGACTCATCAGTAGGAAAAGCACTTTGTTGGTGCCAGTTGAGGCGACGCAAGTCGTCGTCGGAAACGTACGTGGTGATCAAATCCAAGGGTGGAGATGCCACGGTATGGGTTCCGATTGAATTGAGTGAGGCGCGCAAGCTAGCGGCGTACCTCGAACAAATTACGGCTAACGTTGAACCCCTTGCAAAACCTCCGTCCTCTTTGTGACCGTTTAAGTAAGCTTCACCTTCAGGCCCCTCACTGACAGAGGGCGAGGGGCTTTGCCCACTGCCGATATCGATTGCCGGCGTGAGCTTGCTCAAAGGTTGACCGTTTGCTACCGCTTTTTCCAGATGCGGTTGGAAGAAACGGCAGCGATGCAGAAGCTTGGCGGACGGCGCATATTTTTGGTTCTGTTGCTGGTGATATTTGCTTTTGCGGCGTGGGATTGGCATCTGAATGACCACATTAGCCGTTGCTTGGACGACTATGATCCCGCTTACATTGCCGATGAAAAATCTCGCAATACCGCCTGCGGAAATTGAACCACGCTGGATTGGGCGCATCAAAGCTAAGCTCCCACATTTGGTGGGGGCGATGGCGAGAACCCGGATCGAATATTGGAGTTATGGTCCATTGGCTCAATGGAGGCCGAATGCCTAGGTACTACTTCCATGTCCGAGAGGGCGGTGTCCTCGGGAAAGATCCTAAGGGAACTAAATTTGCCAACCTCGACGACGCCTACAATTATGCCGTCAAGGCCGCGCGGGAGGTAATTGCGGAGGTGGGTCTGGCCAACGACGTTATTGACGTGACCCGTTTCGAAATCACCGCCGAGGACGGGACTGTGCTTCGGGAGGTGCTGTTCCGATCCGCAGTTCAGCTCGACTAGTCCACCCGGTTTCGTTGCGGGTGGTGGGCATGGGAAGCCGCTTGTGCATAACTCCAGCTTTGCTAAGAACACGCAGATCGTTGTGGTGAGAAGATGTTTATGAAGCTGGCGTGGTTGCTGTCGGTGATTGTGCTGTTCGCTGTCGGTCCTGCTGTGTCTGCCCCTGTTGATAGGATTTGGGATGTTCGGCCGGATGCACTCATCGACATGTTTCCAACGTTTTTGATGCCCGGGGAGTACCTGTTTCAAGAATGCAAGCAGGAGGAGGCTAACTTCTTTGCGTGCTCTTTGATTGTCTCCAAAGAGGTATCGTTTTCGGTGGCGAGTGCATCTAAAACAAGCAGCACTGATACCGTCGCACTGAATTGTTTCTGCGAGTTTCCCGCTTACTCGAACTACGCGTTTAAGCTCATGCGTGCTGCGACATCTGTGGACGAGGCGCAACTTGAAACAGTTTGGCGACAGCTCGGCGAGAAGGGCGTCGTGGTAATCGACAATATCGTCCTCTTGGCCTACCGGGACAATGGCGCTTCTGTCCTTATGATAGCCCTCAACAAGTAGAGCATCCGCAGCAGCCCCCACCGTTTGTGATGAGGGTGGTGGGGTGTCTGCCGCTGCCTGGAGGGCGGCGGTGAGGCCGAATTCCGCGCCACGGGCAAACGGAAACTGCGACCACTTCCCAATCGTCGCGTTGCCAGGTTCTGCCTGGGTAAATTGGATGTAGAGCTCTTGAAACGCGGTCACCGTCGTCCCTCCCTGATGATCTCGCCGGTCCGCTTGTCGTAGACCGTGCCGTCCATGCGCTGGCCCAGGCGCTGCGAGAAGCCGCGGCCGTCTGATTTCCCAAGCCCCATGTGCTTCTTCTTCACGCGAGCGATCTTCGATTTGACGCCCATCTCGACGGCGGTCTTCTTCCGGTGAGGTTCGCGAAGGGCTGGGAAAAGGTTGGATTCGCGATGCTGGCCGCCGAGTATGAGCGCCATCTTATGGTCAAGGTCCCACTCATCGCGAACCGGGTCGATCTTGGCGCCGTTCAGGTGGCAGATGCCGCCCTCGCGCTCGAAGACGCGGACCTTGACGCGGTCCGGTACCTTCTGGTCGTGGTGCTTTGCGACCCATTCCTCCGTCGACCGGCTCATCCCTTGATCTCCCTCAGAGCCGCGGCGCGAGCTTCATTGAGCTCGGACATGAGGTCGTGACTGCCGCCGGCGTCCGGGTGACGCTTCCCAGCAAGATCGCGCCATGTGCGGTTCAGTTCGGTGGTGGTCGGCATTTGGGTGTCGTGATAGCCAAAGACCTCGCGCCAGGAGCGCTTCGACGCAGGCTGCGGCGCCGGCAGAGCTGCGAACCCCGTGAACGTCGCTCGCACTAAAGCCAGTGTGCCATGGCGGAGCTCAGTGCGACGGGCCTCTACGATGTGGTGGATCGCCTGCAGGTTTGCCTCGACTTTCGCGTATCGATCGACAGGGATGCAGACGGTCATGCCGTCCCAGACGAACCAGACGGCCACGCCCGGATCGGACGGCTTGTCGGCGCCGAGCGTGACGTTGCTGGATATGACGACGTTCGCCAGAGGCTTGCCGCTATCGGCGGCGAAGCGCTTCAGGCTGTCCTTCACGTTGTTGATGGCGCCGACAAGCGTGGTGCGGAACTGGCCGGCCTCGCGGGCCGCCTTGAAGCGTGGCATGTGTTCAGGCCACTGGAGTGGATAGGGGATCATCGCGTCCTCCTCCGCTGCTGCTGGGCGTTCCAAGCCTTCTCCCGCTCGGCGTATTCTTCAGCCTTCTTCGTCAGCACCATGAGGGGCTTCTGGCTGTAAGCGGCGAATCCGTGATTGATCAGGTAGAACTCGGCGTCCCTGTCCGTCGTGGCGATCGGGTTGCCGGAGGAGTGGGAGCGCATGATCAGGGTGTGGGCGAGGGCCATCATGCTGCACCGCCCTTTGCCAGGAATTCGTCCAGCTTCGCCTGTGCATCCGCGACGGCTTTCCGGGCATTGGCTTCTGCTGTAGCAAGCTCCAGCTTCTTGCATTCCTTGTAACGGGCCATGATGGAATCAGGCACGGTGATATCGAACTCGATGGCCTTTTCGACCCGGCGCAAAAGCCAGTATGGGCGATCAGGAGCGAACGCAGCGAAGCTATCCTGAACATCTCTCAAGATACGCTCGGCACGCTTGGCCACGGCCTCCTCCTCGCTGGCGCATGGAATGATCTCCCAAGAGCCACTTCCCGATCCATCAGAGTATTGATTTACCCTCCAGACCAAATCTCCGCCTGATGCCCCGAACAACGTAACGAGTTTCATGCCGCGCTTGCGCCCATATTCCATCTCGTCAAGGCGTTCGAGGCCAACGATCTTGTAATCTTCGTCGACAAGGACGAGGTGGGTAATGTTGCCGTCGATGAAATCTTCTAGGCGGTCGAGCCCTTCGTACTTCTTGAGTTTGGCGAGCCGGTCTTTTATTTGGCGCTCCGCTTTCACTATTTCGGCGAACCGGGCCTGATACTGGTTTTCAATGTCCGATAGCTTCGTTTGTGCTGCAATGAAGCGCTCATCGATGACAGCAACTGGCGCTGCCTGGAAAATCTTATCGACCAGTTTCGACGGCCCAACATCCTCGTAGAAACTGTCGTAGTGGTCCTCAAACCGCATGATCTGTGAAACGACAAATTTCCCATCGGTCGTGATCGCGTCGAGATAGACCTTCTCGCCAGCGGCCGTGAAATAAGTTTCTCCGAGTTCGAAATTCTCAGCCATCGCTCAATTCCTTCTCGCTAATGCCGGCGATGTTCGCGACGATTCCGCGCTTGCCGGCTTTGTCGTGTCCGAGCGTCGGAACCTTCTCCAACTGCTCGTAGATCCTGCGGGCCTTCTCCCGGGCTTCTTCCGAGAAAGGCTTGCCGCTCGGGACGCACATCTTCTGGGTTTCGAGGACGTGGAGGTTTTCTTTCCCGGCATGGGTCGCCGACCACAGCATGACGGCGACCGTTTTCAGCCAATCAAGATCGGCTTCGGAAAGGGTGGCAGCAGACGAGCCAGCGGGAGGGGAATCGCTGTTCTCGTCTGCTGCGGCCGACGACGCGGTGGCGGGGTCGTCGGCGGTATCCGGCGAGGAGGGGACGTCGCCGGAAGCGGGTTGATCGGGGTCAGGCTCGGCGCCGATATGGGCCGTTTCCTTCTTGAGGGTTCCTACGTCCACCCTGGTCATGCGGCTCAAGAGCTCGGTCATATTATCGAGCGCATCTTGCAACTCCGGATCTTCGAGTTCGGAGAGGCTGCGCGGGTATTGCATGAACTGGCCGCCGACCGTCTTCGACAGGTTGACGATACCGAGCGAGAGCTTGATCGCCTCGCTGGCTTCCTCCTTCGTCTTCCACGGCGTGTCGCACTGCTTGACCACCAGGCCGAGGATCGCCCACCACTTGCGGATTAGGACGCGGTCCTTCTCCTCGGTGAAGCGGACAAACACGACTGTGCCGCGCCGGTAGCTATTGAGCCGCTCGGCGTCGAATTGGCCAGCCGGTACGAGCCGTCCGCCGTCGATGGTCATGCGGAGCGCGGGGAAGTCGCCTTTGGTCATGCGAACCTCCCTTGTCCGTCCATCCTGCGCGTCGGTCGCGCCAGGACCTTCTCTTGAAGGCGGTGGATGCCGTGGCGGAACTCGGAGATGTCGTCGCCGTGCTGGATAGGAAGCTCAAGGAAAGCGTTCCATGCTTCGACCAGAGCGGCCACCACGTCATGTTCCTTTTGGGTGAGCTCGCGCATATCAGGCTCCGATTTCCTTCAGGCGGCGGTTCTTGATCGCCTTGGCGATGCCCTGGTTGACATCGTCACCCTCGAACACAGCGAGCGCATCGCGGGCGGTCCAGACGTCCTCGACATCCTCCGCGGTCGCTGCCTGGGCCATCTCTGCTTCGAGTGCTTCGAAGAACGCGGTGGCATCGACTTCCTCAGCCGGGCTGTCGGTGTGGTCGCCTTCCTGCTGGTCGTGCTCGATCACCACTCCGTCGGCGTCGACGACCGTCTCCTCCGGGACTGGAGGCGCGGGCGGCTTCGGCGGAGCTGGCGGCTTCGGCGCCTGAGGCGAGACGTCCTTCATGTCCGCAAATCGGGAACCCTCGTCCTCGTCATAGATGCCGGAGAAGCCGAACGCGTAGCGAGCTGCCTGGATCATCGCCTTATGGCGCAGCATCCGGTGCTTCATCTTCCACGGGTCGGTACTCCGGATGCATTCCAAGAGGTATTCCGTGACGGTGACCGGCCGGCCGCGATCCTTGCGGTACATCCGGCATGTGCAGGAGATCAGCGTTCCGTCTTCGGCGTGCTCGAAATCGAACTCAAAACCGTCACATGCCGGGTGAGAGTTGACGAGGTTAACCCACCCGTCGATCGAGACGATCGGCACGATGCCGCCGCCCTTGGCCGGGAAGGCATAGATCTCCTTCAGCAGCGGGTTCAGATCGTACTCCTTCGCGACCATGATGAAGGCCGCGAATTCCTCTGGGGTGGCTTTCGCCATTCCGCATGTGTTGCGCACGGTTGCGGAGAATTCGGCGGGCTGGAGGCCGTATTTGTCCGCCATCTCGACGAGGAGCGGCTTCGGCGCGTCTGTCCGGGCGATCGCGTTCATCAGAAATCCCACTCCGACTTGGTGTTGGCGGGCGCGGCTTCGGCTGGCGCCGGATCAGCGCGGGGCAGGATCGGTTTCGAAGCCATTTCGGATTCGGCCTTGATCTCGACGACCTCGACCTCGGTCTCGCCGCGCTTGGTCTCAACCATGACCTTGTCGCCGACGGCTAGTTCGAGCTCGTGCGGTATCAGGTAGTCGTAGGTCTTCTGGTCGTCGCCCTTCTGCCACTTGAACTTGACAGCAGCGACGGCGAGGGCGGGGGTGAGTAAGTCGGTCATCAGCGCACCTTTGCTGCTTCGGTTGTGGTGATACCGGGAATGGCCGTGCGGCCGGCGTCGAGCGCGCGCTGGGCGAGCTTCCGCAACAGGTCCTGGCATTCAGGATGGTTGGACATGTAGGTCGCGAGAGCCGGCCAATCGGTGACCTGGTCGACTACGATCTTGACGCTGACGGACGCTGCCTTGCCGTAGGTGGCGCGGATCTGGCCGACCGGCTCGGGAGGCGGTGCAGGCTGTGTTTCGACCTTCGGGGCCTCCAGCACCTCACCTTCGGGATGTGCGGCACGAGCGGCGGCCTCGGCGGCGATACGGGCCTCCTCAGCCTTCCGCTCCTCCTCGCGCCGCTTACGGAGCTTCTCGGTCTCATAGGCATCCATGGCGGCCTTGACGGCGTTGGCGCCTTCCTTGGCCGACTTGACCAGCGGCATCCAATGCTTGTCGATAACCTTGCCGGCTTCGAGGTGCGGACGCTTGAGCTCATCGCGCTTCTTGTCAGCATCGCCGGACAGCTCGTTCAGCCGGTTGCGGAGAGACTGAGCCTTCGACGCGGTCGCGTCGTCGGTAATCTTCTTGTAGGCGTCGATGCCCTTGAGTGCGTTTTCGATCTGATCCTTGAGCACGTCGGCTTCGTCGACCGGCGCGGAGTTGTCCCCGATGCCCGGTTCCGGCGGCTTCACCTGAGCGGCAACGGTCGCGTCGTCATCAGGCCAGCCCTTGCCGTCGATCGCGGCTTCGTATGCCGCATGGCTGATCGGGTGACGGCAGCAAGAGGTCCAGATGTCCTCAGCCTTTACTTCGCGGCCGGCGCGATAGGCCAGCCATGCGCCGTCTTCCTTCCAAATCGCAACCGGCTCGAACGGCTTGTCCTTGCTGTACCGGACGCGGAAATATCCCTGCTGCGGGTCGCTGTCGTGGACCGGCAGATCCTTGCTGCCAATCTTGGACGGATCCTTGAGGGCGGTCTGCCACCACTTCCAAGGGTCGACGATCTTGAGCGCAAGCGCGCCGATGGACTGCTCGGTCATTCTGCAGCTTCCTGATGTTCGATTGTTTCGAGGGGTTCGACGCGGAAGCCAAGGATGGCTGCCATCTGCCGGAGCGAGCTTTCGATCTCGCGGCGGTGGTAATCCGCCGCGTCCTTGCCCTGGCTCTCACCGCGCCAGTAGGCGGTGTGGGCGTGGTTCGCGATCTCAGTCGCGTGGCCGGAAATGCTGATGAACTTGATATTCTGCATGGTCTTCACTCCGCTGCCATCAGGTGTTGCTGGGACAGGCGGGGAAGGTCGAAGCCGGGCCGGCGGTACTCGACAACATCGGCATCAAGTTCATTAGCCAGTTCGACAGCCTCGGCTTCATCAGTGAAGTCGTCGGCGAGCGTGCGGCCCTGAAGGTCTTCGACGCGGTAGCGGGTAACGAATGCCATTGCGGATCCCCATCCTGAAACTTCGCGGGCACTCGGTACTGAGCCCGCTGGCGCCTTCGGTTTCTTCGTGGCTAGGCCAGATCATTCCGTCGGCTGATGAGGAAGTTGTAGCGGTAAAAAAACCGCTATGCAATAGACGGCGGTAAAAAAACCGACTAAAACGTTTTCATGGATCAAACTGCGAAGTTGGAAACGGGCAAGTGGCTCCGGCGTCGAGACGCTTGGATGCGCGCGCTCGTCGGGAACGAATTCGTTAGCCGAAATGGAAAACTTGTCGGTATGCACTTGGCGCTGCGCCTGAGCGCGAAGCGGCCATTCTGCTATCCGGCTATGAAATCTATCGGGAAGGCGTTGGGGATTTCGCCTCGGCACGTCGCGAGAGCGCTCAAGGAATTGGAGGTCGAGGAGTGGGTGAGGGTGCGCCGGCAGCCGGGACGATCGAGCGTCTACAGCCTTGACCTATGACACCGGTGTCATACCCACCTATGACACCGCTGTCATACGAGATACGGAAAGGCTGAAATACGGAAAGAGTCTATCTCTTTCTCTTGTTCTTGCTCTGAGGGGAGTAGTTGGAAGGGTGGGAGGAGACTAGAGGCCGGATAAGCCAAATCGGATGAATGCGAACGTTGCGCCCATTATGGCGAGGACCATTCCCAAAAGCTGAAAACTGCTCGGCATAGCCGAAACGCGTCCCTTTATCTCGGCAACGTCCTTAACGAGGGCCTTCAGATCTCCCTTGATTTCCTTAAGGTCACCTTCGAGTTTTTGAACCCGGGAATCCAACTCATCACCTCCTGGTGGCTCGCCGCTGCCGAGCGTAAGGTCGTTGTCGTTACTGGTCGCGAGGTAGACCTTTGTGACTTTAGCCATTTTCCCTCACCCAGTCCTGAACCATTTTGGCTGAGAACATCTTCATATAACCGCAGTTGCGGCACCCTAAGGTCTGCACTGGCATGACTTTGTCTGTCCATGCGCCGGGGATTATGCCTACCTGAAGATGGGGATTAGGCCGATCGTCACCCACCGCTTGACTCGTGAACCAATCGTTGACCCCACACTCGGGGCACGGCTTCTCAGGAGCTTTCGCGGCGAGATAGGCTACAAACTGATCATGCGTGACCCTGTCTTTTTCATCCATAGGGTCCGGCTCGTCTCGCCCAGGTTTAGTCAAGTTTTACCCCTCATGAATCAAGCGTTTGCGGATATTTAGATTCCAGAGCCTTGAAATGTCTCTACCGTTTGTTCACTATTGGTTCTTGTTTAGCGTGTGGTGGAAAAAGGCATGTCGCGGATTGCGGATCGCATTCAATTGAAGTTCAAGACCAAGAACGAAGAGATCGTCGCCGGACTCTTCGCGGCTGCCGGGGCAGATGCGCCCGCAGCTCCAGAGATCGTAATCAAGCGAAAAGCTGCTGAACTATCCACACTCATGGCGTTGGTACACGGCGGCGACTGGCGGGTTCAGATCGATCATGAGGCTGGCTTCCTGGCGATTGCTCGGCGTCTTTGATGTAGCCGTCGATCATTCTCCAGACCGGATTAACAGCCTCAGTCGGCAGCCCATCGATCACAGCCAGCAGACGCTTAACCTCAACTTCCCCTGATATTTTTTTCGGTGCATCCCTCAAGATGAGGCTATGGCCCATCGCTTCTAGGACAGCCTGGACGTAATCGAACTTCGCGCTGAAGTCTTTCCCTTCTTTGAGGCTGCGCTTCCAATTACGAATCGTCTCGGTACTGCCGGTGGCGCGCCGGGACAGCTCGGTCATGGTTTCACCGGTCTTGAACTCATGTTCATCGACCAGCTGCAGGATTTCTTGGACATCAATCATCGTGTAAATTTACCGATGAGCAGGATTTTTCGCGAGCGGTAAGAAAACCGTTGACATGAGCGGTTAATTTACCGATGATGTCGTCATGCTCAATATCGAACATCTCATCACCGTGGCCGACGAATATGGCCGAGCCGCTCAGGTCGAAGAGAAGACCGTCAGCAGCCGTGTCTTCCAGGACAGCAAAAAGCTCGGCGCGATCCGCGCCGGGTCTGACATCACGGTCGGCCGATACAATGCGGCGCTGGCTTGGTTCTCGACGAACTGGCCGGATGGTGCCGAGTGGCCTCATGCTGTGCAGCGACCTTCGGCTGAGGTGGCGGCATGAGAAAGCTCCCGCCAGATGAAAAGGTATTCGAGCTCCGCATAGGCGGCATGACCGTCAAGGAGATAGCCGAGCGGTACGAGGTTGGGACCGACATGGTCTACAATGCGATCCGCCGGCACAAGGGCAAGCCGACCCACGCGGATCAGCTCAAAGCCACAAATGACGACGGCCGCTTCACGCGAGCCAACTCGCAAGCGGTCGAGCACCGGGACACCGGCGACAACGTCGGCTTTCTCCAGCCTGTCAGTGTCTACAAGGTTCAGCGCACCAGCCTCCGGGAATGCGGCGATCTGCTCAAGGAGTGGGGAATCGGGAGGGGGCTCGCATGAGCTGGAACCACGACATCACCAGCGCCCCGCGCGACCAGCGCCTCTGGATGGCCTCCGAGTGCGGGAAGGTCATCCCAACGACCTGGGACAAGAAGCGCGAGCAGTGGGCCGGCTTCGCAACGAACGGCAAGCCGCCGATTGCCTGGCAGCCGTACGTCGTCCCGGAGCATCCCGGCAACGCGGTCATCGTTCACCGGCATACCGAGATCAACCTTCCGATCGTCGACGACTGCGGGAGTGGAGCATGACCCTCCAGCGCGAACCCGTCGGCCGAGACTGGCTTGCTGACCTTGGCAATAGGTTTGCGGAAGAGTTCCCAGACGAGCCCGAAAACGAAATTGCCCGCCGAGCTGTGGAGCGCGGCGTGGCTGAAGATCGCAAGCAGGTACAGAGGCCGGGGAGGCGCTGATCATGGAATGCACTTTTCAGGTTGGGCAGAAGGTCGTTTGCGTGGATGACAGATTCACGTGTGGATGGGATCGCATCGTCAAAACGCCTGTCAAGGGTCAGGTCTACACCATCCGGCAGCTCTTCACGTTCAAGGCCTGCACTGGTCCCGTCGTGACGATCATTCTCCTCGATGAGATCGTGAATCCGGTTCGGAAGTGGGACGCCGGGGTGATGGAGGCAGGCTTTGTACCTCGCCGATTCCGTCCCGTCGTCGAGCGCAAGACCGACATCTCCATTTTCACCGCGCTCCTGACCAGCCAGCCAGAACAGGTGCCGGCATGATCTACGTCTGCGCCTTCATCGCGTGGTTCCTCATCTCGGTACCGCTCGGCATGCTTGCCGGCGGGTTCGCTGCGGATGATCCTGGCATTACGAAATCCATCTCAAAACTGAAGAGCAAGGCGCGCCTCATCTTGGCGGGTGCTGTCCGCGCCGCTCTCTCCATCGTTCACTCTCCGTCTTCGGGCGGGCGCTGATCTCAAATCCTTCATGATCCTCCGCGCTTCCGACAGGGGCAAAGCTATCAGGAGCTCGGACCATGAAGTGGCAAGAAACTCACCATTTGGCGGCAACAAACGAAGCAGAGGCGAAAGCGACAATGTCAGCAGTAGACGCGTTCAGCCCGGAAGAAGCTCAGCTTTTCGCTGAGAAGATGTTCAGGCGCAGGTGCGAGGGCTGGGGTGATGAAACTCAGGCACTCGATGAGGTTTCGAGGTGGTGCGGCATGTCTCCCCGAAGCTTCAAGCGGCTCATGAAGGGCGAGTTCAAGGACTTCGGTCTCCGGTCATATCGACGGGTCCGGGGTGCCTTCCTCGATTTCAATCTCCGCCTCATCCACCAGCTTCAAAACGAGGTCAAGGCAGTAGAGGAGGCCCACGGAAATGCTCCTGTGGCGGATATTGCAGCAAAGCTGGAGGCTCTGGAAGCTGAAGCGCGAGCTGCGAAGGCAAGGATCAAAACCCATCCCAAACCAGCAAACCAGAGGTGAATGCGATGGCGACGGCCGGCAGTAATACCAAGCTCACAGACGCGGAACGGCAGAAGCTGTTCGCCTACCATTTCCGCAGGGAACTGGCGGCGGAAACCAAGCGACGGGAAGCGGCTGCCGAGAAGACGGTAAACCGTAAGGTCGCCAAGGCTGCCGACCCGACCTTTTCTGGCCAGAAGTTCGACCACTACCTTAAGGCCCACTTCGGCGAAGACGACCAGAAGCCGGTCGATCGCCTGAAGTCGGACCGCGAAAACCTCGAATGGCTGGGGCTCATCCCGACGACCAGCGGCGGGGATCTCCTCGCCCAGGTCGACCGCGTTGACCGCGAGCAGCTAATCCAGGCCAAGGGCTACAAGGCGGGACTGCTGAATCTCGATCGCCGGTCCGGCTACGACGCCGGCAGCTCCGACGACAAGCTCTGGCTGTCCTCCTACGACGCTGGCAAGACCGAATACGAGACGGAGATCCCCGACATCATGGCGCGCATCGAGGCGTCGGCTTCCAAGGAAGAACCGCCTTCGGAAGACGACCCTTTCGCGACCACGGGCGACACGGCCCACTGAGTTCCTCCAGGCGGCCATCCTCCTCCCGGCCGCCCAACTAGACGCGCGAATGCGTCACTCTCTCTCCCGGTGAAGCATGAGCATCAAACCAGTCATTCAGTCCAAGACGGAAAAGATACTCGAGCGTGAAGCGGTTTTGTACGGCGTCACCGCAACTGCAATGGCCAAGGCCATCGTCGAGACCGTCGCCCATGAGGGCATTATTCACGAGATCCTTGCCGATGTGGACCTTTCAAAGTTCTCGGGCCAGCCCGGGCGCCGGGTTTCTGGCAGGTACGAACTAGACGGACGGGCGGTGAAGCTCTCGGACCTGGCGGCGATGAGCGGCGTCAAGGAAGTCACCATACGACGTCGGATCAAGAACGGAATGCCGATCGAGCAGGCGCTCTCGGCAAGCGATATGCGGAAGCGGGAGGCGCGGGTATGAGCAACACCAAGTTCTTCGCCGGCAAGACAGTCGGCCGCCTGAAACTGATCTGCGAAGCCGTCGGCGGGTGGAAGTGCGAATGCTCATGCGGACGGGAACCGATCTTCTCGGAAGAAGCACTCGCCAGCGTGCGGTCATGCGGCTGCATCGTCATCCTGGGGCTCGACCTTGCCACGAATAGCGGATGGGCCGTGCGCTATAGCTGGCGCAACGCGGCGGCGATCAAGTGCGGCACCTTCAATGTCGCCGAGAACGACAGCGGCGAAGAGGTCTCGTGGGAAACCAAGTACGCCCTGACATCCACCCAAGTCTATAAGCTCATCATCGAGCACAAGCCGGATTTCGTGGCGATCGAGGAGCCCGAGCATCGGGTAACGCAGTTCAACAAGAAGAAGAAAAATCCGGTCACAGGCGCGATCGAGGAAAGCAGCACCATCAATCCGAACGCTCTGCAGCTCTCCGGCATATCCGGCGCAGCGATCGGCGTCTGCATGATGATGGGTGTAGCCTGCGGCACGATCCCGTCGCGGTCCTGGCACTCGAAATATCACGGCAAAGGTGTGAAGCCTGAGCCCAAGGAAGACTGGAAAGACGTGGCGATCCGCTCCTGCGAGCGTGAGCACGTCCCATTGCCGCCGACCAAGAAGGCGCAGCGCGACGCTGCCGAAGCCGTCTGCATCTCGGCCTGCTGGCACTGGTGCTCGGTCCTCGACATTTCGTGGATGCGCAAGCGTTGGATGGATCTCCGAACCGGCGCAGCGAAGGCGCTGGCACAGCGGCAGGCCGGGCAGGTGGCGGCATGACCCTACTCAATCACCAGCAACCCAGCTTCATTTGCAGCGGCGACGAAAGCCATCCGGGCTTCTTCGGGCTCGGCTCTCCCATCGAGGACGAGCATGAACATCCGGAGCGCCTCATGGAAATTCTCACCATCTTCCGTGGGCCACTCGTGGAGCAGGCAGTCTGCCGCGTCTCTCGTGCAGAAAATCAGGTCATGGTCTCCCGGCCCGTGCAGCTCAACCGAGACTGGAACGGCCCAATCAACATCGAACATCAAAAACCCTCAACTTCACGCGGCAACGTCAATATGAGCTTCTCTCGCCGCCGCAATGAACGCCCGGCGAACATCGTCCGGCTCGGCATCATCGTTAAACGACTTCAGGCATGCGAGAGTCGCGCGGGACATCGCCGGGCTATTATCCACCGGCCACTCGGTGGCGAGGACCTTGATGGCGTCGTGAGCATCTCTCACGACCCGGTAGCGGCCGTCGCCAGCGAGCCTGAATTTCACGGGGCTGAAGCCCATTCTTCTTCGAGTGGTCATAACGCAGTACCTCACGCGAATCACCCGACTCAACGAATCACTTTGGGACTCGTTCCGGTTGAGGTGTCGGCATGAGGCTCTTCCAGGATCTGTGGCCCTTCGGCGATCTCCCGCCGCACAGCTTCGACTTCATCATGGCCGATCCGGCGTGGACCTATCGCATGTACTCGGAAGCGGGCGAGGGGAAGTCACCGCAGGCTCAATACCGGACAATGAAGATTGACGAGATCAAGCGGCTGCCGGTCCTCGACCTTGCTGCGGCCGACACGCTCCTTTGGCTGTGGGCAGTCAACCCGATGTTGCCGCAGGCGCTCGAGGTGATGCGGGCATGGGGATTCGAGTTCAAGACGGCGGGCACCTGGTTGAAGACGACCAAGCACGGCAAGATCAATTTCGGGACAGGCTACATCCTGCGAGGCTCCAACGAGCCCTTCCTGATCGGCACCCGCGGTAGCCCCCGCACGGCGAGGAATGTCCGGTCTGGGTTCACGGGGCTCATCCGCGATCACTCTCGCAAGCCAGAAGAGGCCTACGCGGCGGCCGAGCGTCTGATGCCGCGCGCAAACCGTCTCGACCTCTTCAGCCGGACGGACCGCAAGGGTTGGACCGCGTGGGGCGATGAGGCAGGAAAATTCGGGGAGGCAGCATGAACGCGCTATCCAACCGCGACGTCTTCGACCGGATAACCGAGGACGATGCTTTCCAGGCAACTGAGTTGCTGCTCGCCTGCATCTTCAACGACAACTCGCTGCTGATCGAATGCGGACTTGAGCCGGATGATTTCGGCGAGGGCGTCCACCAGATCGCGTTCCGCGAGGCGCTGGCACTTCATGAGGGCGGGCAGCACGTCAACGCTGTATCGCTCAAGCCATTCATGCCCAAGCTGGTGAGCTCCAACCGGTTCGGCGACGTGACCCCGGCGAAATACCTCTCAAACCTGATGATGCTCGGCGCCGACCCTATGGTCCGCCGGAACATCGCTGGCGCCATTGAGGTGATCAAGAGCGTGTCGCTCGGTCGGCAGCTTGCCCGGGAAGCCCAGATCGCGGGCGAGATTGCCGCCGAAGGCCACACATTGCTCACGCTTGCCGATGAGATCGAGCACATGGAGCAGCGCCTCAAGGACCTCAAGGACCGCTTCCGCGAGACGACCTCGATCGCATCGCCGGGCGCCTCCTACCTCACCATGTTCGAGGCATCGGCCAAACGCGACGGCGTCCTCGGCGTGCCGATCGGTCTGCCGGAGATTGCCAAGGTGCTGTCGGAGCCGGTGTTCGAGGCCGGCAACCTTTACGGCCTGCTGTCGTCGTCAGGCGAGGGCAAGTCCAGTCTCACGATGCAGCTCATCTACCACGCGGTTAGCCACGGGCACCCGACGCTGTTCCTCTCCTATGACCAGTCTGCCGCCCAATGCGTCCGACAGATGATCGCCCAGGTTCACGAGATCAGCGTCCGGCAGCAGCGGGAGCCATCCCGCCTCATGACCGACTACGAGCGCGACAAATGCGTCCTGTTCGCCACCGAGATCAACAGCAAGCCCTTCGACATCATCCGTTGCCAGCGGGAAGGGGTGGACAAGCTCGTCGCCTATGCCCGCCGGTTCATCAAGAAGCGCGCAAATGGCAAGACGCCGTTCATCGTCATCGATCACATCGGGAAGGTGAAGCCGAAGAACGACAAGCTCTCGGCGGACAGGATTTCGGGTGAGGTCACCGTCGAGCTCAAGGCGCTGGCCGACGAGATCGGCGCCTCGGTGCTCATACTCAACCAGAGAAACGGCGAGAGCGGCCGCCGGCAGAACCCGCGGCCAATCGCCAAGGACCTTTACGGAGGCGAGGGGGCCAAGGCCGATTACGACGCCATCATGACCCTCTACCGGCCTGAGAAATACAAGAAGGAGATGGAGAAGGTCGCCGCCACCGCCCAGGACTGGAAGGTGATCAACACCGTGTTCGGATCCGAAATCGAGGGCATCGCCGAGATCGCGTCAATCAAGGTTCGCTTCGGCGACCCCTCGATCGTCGAGACGGTGAAATTCGAGGCCGAATACACCCGCTACGTCTCGCAGAAGCCCAAGCGCCAGCAGGAGGAGATGTTTTGACCTCAGTTAGACTCAATGGATTTCATTTTGGTGTGCAGGCTGTCGTTGTAGGTAGTGCCGTCGCCTCCGAAATGAACCCTTCGGTGGCAGTTTGGGCAAAGCGCGATAACGAACCGCGGATCGTCAGGTCCTCCGTCAGATACCCGGCGGATATGATGTGGCTCCAGGTAATCGGTACCGTTCGGGCGTTTGAACGGCGCTCCGCTGCCGCATCCTTCGCAAACGGCCTTTGCTCGCGCGAGAACGTAATCACGCACATCCGCGGACCGCTCATAGATCGTCCTCGTCCCCGTTTTAGCCGAGACCGTCGGTTTGGCTGCCGAAAAAGCGCGTGCGCGAAGAGTGGCAAGATCATCGAGCACAGGAGCGATCTTGTCATCGGCGACATGGACAACGGAATCCAGCGGCCGCAGTTCAAAGACGATCGCCTTGCGCATATTCCCGTCCCTGTCGAGGGCGTCTTTGGTATGCCAGCCTTGGCAGATCATCTCGTCTTTGAAGACGATATGGCGCGCCGGGTATTCCTTCTCAAAGAAAAGCAGCGTCTTCCCGTCAGCCAGGTGATCAGCAATCGCCCGGTTCCCACCGGTCATGGTCATGTCGCCTCTTTGGCCTTCGCCGAAATAGTCGATCAGCCCATCCGGATGCTGCCGGTCGTCATAGCCGTACTCCAATCCCCGCTGGCCGCTGATGATAAATATGACGTTGTGGCTGGCAGGCGTGATGATGCCGCTCTGCCTTTGCCCCCCGAAGCGGGCATGGATGTCTTGCCTCCGGTTGTAGGCGGTCCCGCGCTCAAATCCCCAGCTCATTCTCAACCCTCCCAACATCTCATCTGCAGAGCAAACAATATGAACATTGCCTCATCCTGGAGGGCCGCCGCATGAACGAGTTCGCAATCGGCTACATGCCAGTCGCCGGCGGTTTCATCGCCTGGTTCCGCAAGGTGCACAAGTGCGACAACGAGATCCTGAAGGGCAAGGGCGGTCATCCGATCATCTACGAGACCAAGGCTGAAGCAAAGGCCGCGGCCGGCGAGGCGATTGTCGCCTACATCAACGGGCCACTGGTGAGGGACGGGGCGGTCGTCGAAGCTCAGTCCGCCGCCGACGCGGTGTTCAATGGCCTCAAACCCTTCATCCGTCAAAGGGGAAGCAAAAGGCGCACGGAAGTCGAGCGGAGGGAGAGGGCATGACGGAACTCTTCCAGCTCGTCGCCCCAGAGCAGAAGAAATCGCCCCGCGTTCGACGTGGAGGCTGGTCGTGGGGCCCCGTAGAAAATGCTCAGCTTCGCGTTCTGTCGCTTGGAGCCGGTATCCAGTCGACGACGCTTGCGCTCATGGCTCTGGAGGGCGTTGTGGGGCCGCGCCCAGATGTTGTCATTTTCGCTGATACTGGTGATGAGCCACTGACGACGATGGCGCATCTCGATTGGCTGGAAGGCGAGATCACCCGCCGAACCAACGGGCAGATGGCCGTTGTTCGTGTAACCGCGGGACGGTTGAGCGATCGAATCCGCGCTCGTGCCAATGGCGGCGGAAGCAAGTTGCAGGATCGGTTTGTCACCATTCCCGCTTTCACGGCCAACGGGGGTATGGGCAAACGCCAATGCACCCGCGATTTCAAGCTTGATCCCATGGCTAGAGAGAAACGACGCCTGCTGGGATACGCCAAAGGGCAGCGCGTCCCAACCGGCGTTGTCGTCGAGACGTGGATCGGGATTTCCACCGACGAGGTTGTCAGGGCCGGGGCTGCATTCGATCGGTGGGAAGTCACTCGATATCCCCTTCTTGAGCTGCGGATGAGCCGCCGCGACTGCGTTGCATGGCTCATACAGCATGGTTATCCGGTCCCACCGAAGTCTGCATGCGTCTATTGCCCATACCGCACCGACGCCGAATGGAACTGGCTCAAGATAAATGATCCGGAAGCTTTCGCTGTGGCTTGCGAGATTGATGTTCTCATACGTGACACCCCCGGCATGAAACATCAGGAATACCTTCACCGATCGCTTATGCCCTTAGCAGACATAGATTTCTCTGGGGCGAAAGACACAGGCCAAGGGATGCTTGACCTTTGCGAAGGAGCTTGCGGAGTATGACAGCCCACGTCCAGCCATCCACATACGAAGACCGCGTCATCTCCCGCGCCAAGGCCGCGAGAGCCGCATGCTACGGCAAGGCGAAGGTGGTGAACATCGCCCCGACTCTGCGCCTGCCTGCGGATGAACCACACGAGCTCGACGAGGGGAGAACCTTCCTCACACCGGTTGACTTCATCCGCTCCCGCTGCGCCTTGCGCTCCATCACCTTCGATCAGATCACCGTGCATGACCGGGCGGCCGCAATCGTGTCGGTTCGGAACCTGATCATCCGCGAGACCAACCGGCGCTATCCCGACATGTCGATCGCGCAGCTGGCGAAGTACTTCCGCAGGAACCACACCACCATCCTGCATGCCCTAGGTCGCATCCCTGAGAAGGCGAAGCGCGTGCTGCATTCGGGAGAGCGGGACCGCCTTGCTCGGGAGCTTTATCACCAGGGTCTCTCCATCGCTGAGATCGCCCAGCAATTGGGCGTCGTCGAAAGCACCGTGAGGGGCATCAGGAAGCGGCACGGATGGGAGGCGAGGACGGAATGACACCAGCCGGCGCCCACCGCTGCGATATCTATAAGGTCGCGCGCCAGTGCGGCGTGAAGCTGTTCGACGGCTCCAAGCATAGCCCGACCAGCCGGAAGGCATTCGAATGCTACTGCAAGCCCACGGTGCGCGATATCGGCCGAGATCATGGCGAGGATCACCTCCGCCTCGTCTTCATGCTGATGACCGGCACCAGGGCCAACGCGGCGGAACTGTTCGCCGACATGATCAAGGCGGTGTCGGCGCTGCTGATCGAGAACCCGGATCTCGTGAAATCGCCGACGCTCACCAAGGACTTCGATGCGATCGACCTCGGCAGCCTGCGCCGCAAGATAAAGGCCATGCGGATGCCGGTCGAGAATTGGAAGGCGCTGTATGTGCTGATTTCGGTGCGCTTTTACAGGCCCATCCAGGGCGATCTTTTGGACATGATAGGAGGAGCGGCGTGAACATGGCAGTGTTTCAGGACTGGACATATGAGCAGGTGCGGGCGCGGATCGTGGAGGCTGCCGAGACGCTTCTCGCCACTCCGGCATGCCTCGGGCCTCGCATGGCTGGGGGCGCCATGGGTGACGTTGTCCGCGAGATCGGAGAGAGCTACGGCTACGGCACCACCAGCTACCGCCGCGTCCTCGCCCCCGGTGCGCTTTCCCGAATGGAGGAAACATGGACCTGGATCAACACCTTCCTCGGCGAGGTCGACCGCAAGCTGGTCTACGATTACAGCTTCATCAAAACCCGCAAAGGCATGTATCTTGAGCGGTATCTCGAACGAAATGACATGGTGCGCCGAACTTTCGAACGCAAGATTAATCGGTGCTGTCAAACAATTGCATTAGCTATCAACCGTAAGCATTTGGTTCGGTTTGATAATCCCATGGACGGCGTGTCGCAAATCAGCGTAGAACACACGTCATCAACGGTATCGTCCGAGAAGTGCGCCACACACTGGATCGCACCGGACGGAAGGCCGCATATCGACCCTGGTCTTCCCTCGGAAAGAACACTCGATCACCGGGCGATCCGGGCGCGGCATAGTGATCGAAACCGCAGCCTCGGAGCGAGGTGATTACACGGCCGGAGGCTATACGGAGATGTCCCCGGCATCCTGTTCCAGCGCATGCCGGGCCATCTCGGCAACGTCAGAGGGCAGCGGGTTGTCGGATTTACCTGTGGCCTTGATCTTGATTGCGGCCCATTTCGCAGCGGCGATGTGGATCGGCCTGGTGGCACTCTTGCCGCTCTCGACATCTTCATAGCTACGGAGGGGCATCCCCATTGCCTCGGCCATCGCGACCTGAGTGACGCCGATCTGATTTCGCATTATCTTGAGGTCCATTGAAGGTCTCCAAACGATTTGATACATTTCGGGAACCGGAGAGGTGGTCTAGACCCCTCCGGCCCCCGGTTACCGGCTAATGGAGATTGTCAGTCTCCATCTTCCGATCCGGACTTGGACGGTGAGCTTGATGCTCATGAGGCCCTCCTAGTCCTACCGAAGCGGGATTGCTTCGGTGAAACTGTTATCCCACGGAAACCGTGGTGATGCAAGAGAAAAACCACGGAAACCGTGGTAAAAATACGAAAGCCGTCCGACTTGTCATCGGGCGGCTTTTTCATTTCAGCAGGCAGGGCAAACGGTAAGCCGCGCGGCTCACGATTGGCCACGGCGGGCATTCACTTCTCTTTAGTAACGGCATTCATAAAACTAGAGCCGAATTCAGTTAAGCGGTACTCCTCGAGCACTCTTGTGCCTCTTTGACTGCGGTCAGGGTTTAAGGTGGGCTTTTCGTCGACTTTGTAGATCGCTGCCAAACCCATCGAAAAAAGGTGCTGAAAATAGAAGTCAAAGTTGTTTGGGAACTGCAGGGTCTCCCGCGACATCTCGTCCAATTCAACCCTGATGTTCTTCCAGTGCGGCGGCGCAGGGTGATTTATGTCCATCGTGTATCGCTTTTTGGCTGCCGCACCGGCCTTCTGGTATCGGTGGATCTCATGAAGTATTTGCGCCTCGTCTGCAGACAATTGTCTGATCACCTGCGTGTACGCAGGATGCGCAAGGTGCACATTGTCGATATCCATGCTTCGCTTCAGAAGCTCAGAGAACATCTCGTCTATTGCGGTATCCGCAGGCTCGTATTTTATCGCCTCGATTGTTGGCCCTAAAATTTGCGGCGGTGGTGACGCCCTTCGTTCTTCTGGAATTCCGCGTAGAGATTTGTCGATAAACCGTGACAAACGGTCTTGAAGTCGGCGCCGACCTGGAAAGGAGCGAGTGCTAGGCGAAGTGTTTTAGTGATGTCCTCAATAGCGGCCCCGGTCTGTTTCATTCCAGGCGAGAGTGCATCAGAATAGGCATCTTTGATGGGAATTTGCTTTGCGAGTTCAGTGGCTACGGCGGTTGCTAAATCCGGGACATCAGGCATCGTTCTTATCCAATGGTTGCATCACAACGAAACGATGAACGGCCATGAGTCGCAAGGCTTGCCGCAACACCATCCACACAATCCACAGCTCGGTCACCTCTGTCATCGACACGTCGCCCACATTCCTCCGAGGTGACAGATGCCGGTTCTGAAAAATGCCCGTCATGAAAGGTTCGCCCAAGCCCTCTCCCAAGGCAAGACGGCGGATGAAGCATATGAAGCAGCGGGTTACACTGCGAACCGGGGTAATGCAGCACGGTTGAAAGCAAATGAAAGCATCATGAAGCGCGTTCGAGAGATCGCCGCTCGGGTGTCCGAAAAGGCCGAATGGTCGGCCGCTGACAGGCTTCTCGCCCTCAAGGCGATCTTCGACAGCAATGCCGAGAAAGACGCGCGTGTGGCCATCGCTGCCATCGCCGAAGCGAACAAGATGCAGGGCAGCTACCCGCCCACGCAATTGCGCCATGCCGGACCGACCGGCGGTGCCATCCCAACCGTCGACCTGACGAACATGAGCGCCGATGACCTCGAACGCCTCGAATCTATCTTGGGTCCGCTTGCCGGTGGACCCGGCGGAGATGATGAGGCTGATCCGGGCGGAGAAGGCGAGGCGGGCGGCTGAGGCGGAACGGCAGAGGATCGCTAAGGATGCAGAGCGCATACGGGCGCGCTGCCAGACCTTGGCTGGCTTCGTTCATGAGGCATGGCATGTGCTGGAGCCTCGGGCGCAGTACGTTCACGGATGGCACGTCGACGCCATCTGCCAGCACCTCGAGGCGGTGACCGACGGCCAGATCAATCGGCTGCTGATCAACGTGCCGCCAGGCTCGTCGAAGTCGCTGCTGGTCTCGGTCATGTGGCAGGCATGGGAGTGGGGCCCTCGCGGTCTCTCGTCCATGCGTTACCTGACGACCTCGTTCAACGATGGCCCGGTGAAGCGCGACACCCGCAAGTGCCGCGACCTTATGTTGTCGGACTGGTATCGCTCCCTTTGGCCTGAGGTGGAGCTGAACCGCACCGGCGAGACGTCGTTCTCGAACACCAAGACAGGGACGCGTGAGGGTGTGCCGTTCGGCTCCCTGACGTCCCAGCGCGGTGACAGGCTGGTGATCGACGATCCGCACTCGACAGAGACGGCGGAGTCGGCGGCCGATCGACTGGCGACGACCAGAAAGTTCCGCGAGGGTGCGCAGAACCGATTGAACGACCAGGAGCGGTCGGCGATCGTCGTCATCATGCAGCGCCTGCACGAGGAAGACGTCTCTGGCGTCATCCATGAGGTCGGGATGGAATACGTCCATCTCATGCTCCCGATGGAGTTCGAGCCGGACAGGGCGTGTGAAACCGAAATCGGGTTCAAGGATCCGCGCACCGAAGACGGTGAGCTGCTGGACCCGGTCCGCTTCGGTCCGGAGGCGGTCGCCAAGCTAAAGCGCGATATGGGCAGCTATGCCTATGCCGGGCAGTATCAGCAGCGGCCGGCGCCTCGCTCCGGTGGTATGTTCCAGCGTGGTGACTTCGAGGTCGTCGATGCTGTGCCGGCCGGTGCCAAGCGGGTGAGGGCATGGGACTTCGCGGCATCGAAGGAGAAGCCTGGCAAGCAGCCTGACTGGACCGTCGGTCTGCGCATGGCCTACTTCAAGGGCACCTTCTATGTGGAGGATGTCGATCGCGGGCGCTGGTCACCGAATGAGGTGAACACGAAGCTCAAGAACCACGCCTCGCAGGACGGGCCGACGGTCACCATCCGGACCCCGCAAGATCCGGGCGCCGCGGGCAAGGCGGACGCCGAGACGAAGGTGAAAATCCTTGCCGGATATGCGGTGAAGGTGGTGCCGCCAACCGGTGACAAAGCTACCCGCGCCACTCCCGCATCCGCCCAGGCTGAAGCCGGGAACGTGAAGCTGCTGCGGGGTCAGTGGAACAAAGAATTCTTGGACGAGGTCTGCTCGTTCCCGAACGGCCAATTCGATGACCAGGTCGACGCCTTCGCCGATGCTCTGAACGAGCTGGCGCTTGGATCGTCCTTCTCCTTCGATAACTTCTGAGGAATCCCATGGGAAATGTCGTCTCGATGCTGAGGGACGGGCTGATGAGCCTTGCGTCCCGCATGGGGACCGACAGGGACAAGGCTGCCACCACCTTCTATGCCCAACCTCTGCTCAGCGACGAGCAGATCATCGCGGCATATCGCGGATCCTGGCTGCCGCGGAAGATCGTGGACATCCCTGCGCTGGACAGCTGCCGCAAGTGGCGCGACTGGCAGGCGAAGAAGCCCCAGATCGAGGCGATCGAGGATGAGGAGACGCGCCTCAACGTCAAGGGCAAGATCCTGGAGGCATCGAAGAAGGGCCGGCTGTTCGGCGGCGCCGCGGTTTATATCGGGACGGGCGACGCGAACCCGGCCGAGGCGCTGGACGTGGAGCGTGTCGGCAAGGGCGGCTTAAAATACCTTACGGTGATGACACGCCGGCAGCTGACGGCTGGCGAGATCGACCGGGATCCGGCATCGGATTGGTACGGCCGCCCGAAGCTCTACAAGCTCAGCGGCGCCAACGGCATGCAGATGGACATCCATCCCTCCCGGCTAGTCATCTTCAACGGGGCCATGTCGCCAGATGAAGATTTCAACCAGGCGGTCAACCTCAGCTGGGGCGAAAGCGTACTGACATCAACGCTCGACGCGATAAAGAACGCGGATAGCACCGCCGGCAACATCGCCTCGCTGATCTTCGAAGCCAAGATCGATATCATCAAGGTCCCTCAGTTCTCGGCAAACATCGGCAACCAGGCTTATGAGGACGCGGTGCTCCGCCGGTACACGCTGGCGAACACCATCAAGGGCATCAACGGCACACTCATCCTCGACAGCGAGGAAGAATATGAGAGCAAGAACGCTTCCTTCGCGGCCTTAACCGACATCTTGATGGCATTCATGCAGATCGTTTCGGGAGCGGCTGATATCCCGGTAACCCGTCTCCTGGGCCAGTCGCCGGCCGGCATGAACGCCACCGGCACGTCGGACATGAAGAACTATCACGACCGAATCCAGTCCATGCAGGAGCTGGAGATGCAGCCGGCGATGATGCGGCTCGACGAATGCCTGGAGCGTTCCGCCGGCGTCACCGATCCGGACGTCTACTATCAGTGGGCACCGCTCGAGCAGATGAGCGAGAAGGAGCGGGCCGAGATCTTCAAGACCACGGCGGATGCTGCCCGGCAGCTGGTGGGCTCGACCGCAGGGCAGGAAATCATTCCGCGCGAAGCCGTCTCCGATGCTCTAGTCAACCGTCTGGTCGAGGATGGCGTCTTGCCGGGCTTGGACGCCGCGATTGAGGAATACGGCAAGCTTAGCGAGCAGGAGCCCTCGGAAGAGGAGCTTACCGCCGCGGCAGCCGCAGCGAACCAGAACCGGCCGCCGGCCAACCGGAGGCAGGCAGCGAACGACTCCGCACCGCGCACGCTGTATGTTCGACGCGACGTCATCAACCGCGTTGAGATCGTCCAGTGGGCGAAAGAGCAGGGGTTTACCAACATCGTGCCGGATCTGCACGTCACGATCGCCTACAGCCGCACGCCGGTCGACTGGTTTGCCATGGGTGAAAGCTGGGCTTCGCGGCTTGAGATCGGAGCAGGGGGCCCGCGCCAGATGGAAGGCTTTGGGGCCGATGGCAAGTACAAGGCTCTCCTGATCACCGCCGTGGAGCTGATCTGGCGTCACCGCGAGATCGTCGAGAAGGGTGCTTCGTGGGAATGGCCGGAATACCAGCCCCACATCACCATCCAGGTCGGCGGCGATATCGATCTATCCAAGGTCGAGCCATACCAGGGCAGGATCATCCTTGGGCCGGAGATATTCAAAGAGATCAAGGAAGACTGGCAGAAGGGCATAAACGAATAAAGAAACAAGGCTAATTGCGAGGCCATGGGTAGCAGTCATCAACTAGCAGATGGCCGAGGACGTGGACAAGGTCCACATCGATTGCGCAGGTGGTGCCTGCCCTGTCGACTTCAACAAGTGAGCATGATCAAGGGCGCCTCTGGCGCCCTTTGTCATGGTGCAATATTTCCCTATAAATACTAGTAGTTGCCTTCAATGGAGTCGGTCTATAGAGGGTCTCACTCCGACGCCCACCCAGAGGTGCCTCATCTAAATGCTCCCTGATATATTTTTCCCAAGCAGCGTGTTGCTGCTGAAATTTGTCTACAAGCTGTTCATTGAGCAAGAGGTGAAAGCGCTGGACGTCTTTCGGGCGCTGTGTGCCTTTCCGCTCGATATGGCATTTCTGTCGTTTTCGTTCTTCGCGGCATTCGTCTACAGCATCCCGCCTCAACCTTCGGCAGCGTTCTCGCAGAAGGATGTCTTGAGCGCATTCCTAATATTTCTGGTCCTTACGGTGATAGTCACTGCCCTTTGCCGGAAGACGGACAAGGCTATGGTTGCAGCTCATTATTGGAAAAGCGGTATGCTAGCCGTATTCAACTACTGCATCGCTGTCTCGCTTTTGATCGGAACCCTTGCGATTGGAGGGGCACTGTGACCGAACTGACCATCGACAAACTCTGGGAAATACTCCCAATAATATCCGGCGTTGTTGCCGTTTTTGCGACCGCAATCACCATCATGACCGCCGTCCTGATTTCGCGCAGGAGTTCTTACTACAACGACGCACTCAAGAAGGTGGAGCTGTCTGCTGTACGAAGCTCTCTTGAGGCCGAGATCGCGAGGCTCAATCGTGAACTCGTCTTTACGAATGAGCGGTTTCAGGAGGTGAACCATTTGGTCCTCTCCGGGCAGCGGAGAGTGGGCGTGAACAGAAGCGCCAAACAGCCCACGCCCTTCTTGGAGCAGTTCGGCATCACCGAGCAGGACTTGGAGGTAGACGACAAGCTGATCTTCGTCCTGACGCCTTTTGCTTCAGAAGAGAGTGAAGTTTTCCGGGCGATTGCTGACGCATGTCGGGAAGAAGGTTTTCTCGCGGTACGCGGTGATGAGCAAAAGGTCCAAGGGGACATCCTCACGCACGTCATCAAACAGATCTGCAAAGCGAAGCTCATCGTTGCCAACGTTGGCTCAAGAAATCCCAACGTCTTCTATGAACTGGGGCTTGCTCAGGCTCTAGGGAAGCAAACTTTGCTGGTGGCGCAACACGAGTCTCATGTTCCGTTCGACCTACAAAGCATGCGAGTTGTATTCTTTGATAACCCTGGAGAACTGCACAAGCTGCTGCCAAACGTAATGCTCCGGGTGATGGCCGGATAAGATAAGGGCGCCAGATGCGCCCTTATCATTTGCAGTAGAAGGGCTCTTCTTATCTTTCGGCGCCGCGGATACGACATCCCGATTTGCCTTCTCGTAGGCGCTGAGATCGCCGCCGACCTACCCCCACTTTCGCGCCCTGCTCGCAGATCTCAAAAGGCGTGGCACCCCGCGACACCAAGACATCACCAGCCGCCCATCAAGGCGGCTTTTTCTATGAGGCTATAGCCTATGCAATTTACTGACACTGTAACGGTGTCCGGCACGCGTCGGACGGCCGATGGATACCTCGTGGCCGAAGCTCGGTCGGTGCGAACTGGCATCCAGCTTTATACGGGCTCGGAAGTCGGCAAGCCCGATTTGCCCGTCGTTCGGGTCTATCGCCCCGCCGACCAGGTGTTCTCGGCCGACAGCCTCCAGAGTTTCACGCACGCCCCGGTGACGATGGACCATCCGGCAGAGGCGGTAAACGCCGACAATTGGAAGCAGCTAGCCGTGGGCGAGGTCAGCACCGCGGCGAAGAAAGACGGCGAGTGGGTGCACCTGCCGCTCATCCTCAAGGACGCAGCAGCTATCCAGGCGGTCGAGACCGGAAAGCGTGAGCTTTCCGCCGGCTATGTCTGCGAACTGGTCTGGGGCGACGGCGTGGCGCCAGACGGGCAGCCATTCAACGCCACCCAGACGAACATCAAGATCAACCACCTCGCGATCGTCGACAAGGCGAGAGCTGGTTCCAAGGCTCGGATCGGCGATGCCGCCTCCGAAGAGTGGGGCGCTGCCCCGATCAATGATCATCAACCCAAAGAGGAAAAGATCATGAACCTGAAGACGGTTACCGTCGATGGCATCCCGGTTGAGGTAACCGACCAGGGCGCCACGGTCATCGCTACGCTGCAGCAGCGGCTTGCCGATGCCAACTCTAAGATGGGCACAGCGGATACTGCGCATCTCGCGGCGATTGCTGCCAAGGATGGCGAGCTTGCCAAGAAGGACGCCGAGATCGACTCGCTCAAGGCGAAGGTCCTTTCCGATGCCGATCTCGATAAGCGGGTCCAAGCTCGTGCGGACCTCATCTCCACCGCCAAGGCAATCACCAAGGATGTGAAGACGGAAGGTCTCGCCGACGCGGCAATCCGCAAGGCGGTCGTTGCGGCAAAGCTCGGCGATGCAGCGATAGCCGACAAGGTGGAAGCCTACATCGACGCTCGCTTCGACATTTTGGCCGAAGACGCGAAGAAGGCCGGAGGGTCCGACCCCTTCGCATCGGTCGTCAAGGACGGCCTCACCACCCACGCCGATCTCGGTGACTCCAGCAAGGCTTATGAGGCGATGCTGCAGCGGGATCGCAACGCCTGGCAGGGCAATCAGAAGGAGTCTGCATAATGGCCTTCCCGACCGTCTCCTACTCGCGCGACACCCCCGCTGGCTATCCGGGGATGATCGCAACAACTGAACCGCACTGGATCACGTCGATGGTCGTCGCGTCTGCATCCGGTGACATCCCCTTCGGCCGTGGCGTCATCTATGCTGCCGCGGAGGATACCGTCGCTCTGCCGGCCGCACTCGGCAAGTTCGCCGGCGTCTCGGTTGTCGACCGGACGCTGCCGTTTGCCAACGGCGAGGTCTGCAAGCCATACGACCAGATCAGCGTGATGAAGACCGGTTCGATTTGGGTTACGGCGCTGGTTGCCGTCGCGCAGGGTGATCCCGTCTACATGACCCCGACAGGCGCGTTCACGAACGTCTCCAACTCGGCGGCAAACCAACTCATCGAAAATGCCGAATGGGCAAGCGTCACGAGCACCACAAACCAGCTCGCACGTCTCCGCCTTGGCGTCACCAAGTAAGGGAGAACGAGCATGTTCACTATGGACGCGCCCGCGTTGGCGCTTAATTTCCTCCGCACGGCTCAGAACTACATCGAGCCGGGCATCTACGCTCGCCAGTATCCGGACTATCAGTACCGTGAACTGGTGCCGGTAGATAACTCGGCGCCGGATTGGACGACTGCGATCGACTTTTTCTCCATGGGTGACGACGTCGGTCAGGCCCGCGAGTTTTCGCCGGACGGGGATGATATCCCGTTCGTCGACTTCAAGCTCGACAGCGGCAACAGTCGCGTCTTCATGGCCGGCATCGGCTATCGGTACAATCTCCAGGAGCTCGCCCATGCTCAGGCATACGGCATCCGCCTGGAGAGCGACCGCGCAGACGCCGCTCGTCGTAAGTACGAGCAGTTCGTCGACAACGTCGCGTTCCTGGGGCGAGCTAAGCTCGGCATGACCGGCTTGCTCAACACCGCATCGGTTACGGCCCTGACAGCACCCAACGGCGCCGGCGGTACCGCGACCTGGCCGACCAAAACGCCGGACGAGATCCTGAAGGACGTCAATGATGTCCTTGGGATCGTCTTCACCGCTTCGAACGGGATCGAGCAGGTGGATACCGTTCTGCTCGATCAGGATCGGTATGCCTACATTGCGACCAAGCGCCTCGACGCGACGATGACCACGACGGTCCTGGAGCACATACAGCGGGCCAACATCTACACGATCCGCACGGGCCGGCCACTGACGATCCGTGCGGTGTTCGGCCTGGAGACCGCCGGCGCCGGCAGCACGCACCGTTTGGTCGCCTATCGCCGTGACCCGGGCGTGGTGAAGATGCACGTCCCGATGCCCCTCCGATGGCTTCAGGCGGAGCAGCGCCTGCTGAAGTTCGAGGTGCCGGGGATCTTCCGCCTCGGTGGTGTTGAGGTCCGTCGTCCTGGTGCAATGCGCTATCTCGACGGGATTTGAGGAGAGCCGACATGTCGAAAATCACCATCACGAACAATCGCCCGGGCGGCTTCGGCATCCCTGGCGGCCCGGTCATCCTTGGCAAAGGCACGATCGAGGTCGAGGCGTCGGACTGGGCCAAGGTTGAAGATCACCCCGTGGTCAAGGCTTGGGTCGACGAGGGAAGCCTTACAATCGAGGGCAAGAGCGTCGGTAAGACCGACGACAGCCCCGATCGCGACGAGCTGAAAAAGCAGGCTAATGAACTGGGCTTGCAATATCCGGGAAACATCTCGAACGTGAAGCTCAAGGAACTGATCGACGCCAAGCTGGCGGAATAGCGATTGGCCTCGGCCGGCAACGGCCGGGGCTACCAATTGATGATGTATCTGGTCGTTTCGCCAGCTTTCAAAGCGGCGATAAGGTGCCTATAGCCATGCTTGTCATTTTCGAGCACATCCCTAATCAAGTCTAGGTTCGTGGCTGGAATCTCGCCGAGGTGCTCATTGATTGAAATCGCGTCTCGATAGAATTTGACCGATTTTTCCGAGAGTAGTCGGTCCGCTATCAAGCGCTCGTGCATTTCAAGGACATTTAGCGCCTCTCTTATACTGGAACGATCAAAGCCCTTCACTTGACCTTGCCGCATTACATCGGCTGTGACGCGGTACATAGTGGTGATTTGCTCGATTTCGTGAAGCCGCACCGATACGCTGTACTGTCTCAGTGCGTACCAAGCGGCAATGATAGCGGTGGCTGCCATGAGCACGTCTGCGCACCCGGATACCATGTCCCAATCAATACTGCCCACGAAATCCCCCCGTCGCGACGCTGTCGGATCGTTCCTACGGTGGGTGAATTAACATCGAGGAAATGAGATGGCCGGATACGGTGACAACGAAGGCTTTGCCGCTTACGCCGAAGCCGCCGGACATGTCATTCCCGACGGGACGACCGCTCTCCAGATAACCGCAGCACGTCAGCGCGGCTCTATGGTGATTGATCGGTATGAGATGAAATTTCCCGGTCATCGCACCGGCGGGTACGCTCAGGAGAGGGCATGGCCGCGCATCGGCGCTTCGACCTATTGGGGCGAGGCGGTCCCGTCGGACATTATCCCGCCGGCCATCATCAACGCCAGCTACGAGGCAGCCTTCCTCGAACTGACCAACCCAGGCAGCCTGTCGCCGGTGGTGACCGGGTCCGCGAGCGTGAAGCGCGAGAAGATCGGCCAGCTTGAGGTCGAATACTCGACATCCTCGTCGACCAGCGTTGACGACATGGTCGCTATGGCCACTCCGGTGGTCACGGCGATCGAGGGACTGCTCTGGCCGTTCCTGATGCCGTGCCTGCCGGGGATACTGGCTGTGTGAGTTGAGGCGCTACTCCGTTTTCGGACTCTCGGAACCATCCACTTTCGCTGCGATGGTTTCCCCCGGACGTTTGCCAAAATAAAAGCCGACGACCACAAGTGCCAAGTCTTTCAGGACGTCTATTCGAGCAATATTCGCAAGTGCGCCGATGACGACGGCAACGATAATCGCCACCGCTATAAAGGCCTGAACGCTTGTGCTCTTGGCTAATCCAAAGAGACTGAAGGTATTGTTGTTGGCATCACTAGCAGAAAAGCCGAGCTTCTCAGCCGCCGCAAGCAGGATGATCAATATCAAAGCGAGTTGAAGGATTGGGCTTATGAACTGGCCCATTGCCTGAGACCACGTTTGGACAGTCCCATTTAGAGCCGCGATCGACATGTTGCTTGGCTGCTCCAAAGCCAAATACTGGATTCCCAGTACCAAGAGCAGCCATAAAACGCCGAGGACGACTGTCGTTTGGATTACACCACCGATACCCATGATTATTCCCCTAGAAGTTGTTTATTCGAACGAAGCAGAGAAGACCGGCAGAGTCGAGTGCATGAAACTGAAAACCGTTCGTCCATTTCGATTTTGTTTCTGCTAACGCGTTAGGAGCTGCAGTGGCCAACGCAATCTACGCCCGCTTGCAGGAGACTGCCCGACGGCTGATCGAGAAATACGGCCAGCTGGGCACCGTGACGCGCATCACGCCTCCGGACCCTGTCGAGGGGGGCGACGGCACAGAAACGGCATATCCGGCCAAGCTGGTGCCGATGACATATGACCAGCGGTACATCGACGGTACGAACATCACGACCGCAGATCGGCAGGTCTACATCTCGTCCGTCGGCATTGCGATCGTGCCAACCCCTGGCGACATCGTCTCCGCCGGCGGCGTGACCTACCACGTCCTCGCCGAGGACCCGAACAACTACGACGGCATCACGAATGTCGTCTTCATCGTCCAAGGGCGTCTGGCGTGACCTACGAGGAGCTGCTCGCTCAGTATGAGCCGAAGGTCGCGGCCGCTTTTCGGGAAGCCATTGAAGCCATCCGGTCGTCCGTCGTGCTTAAGACGATCGTGGAGCGGCTCGAGCGCGGTGATATTGCGGGCGCGGTGGCTGCTGTGCAGTTCGAGCCAGAAGCCTTCGCTGCCCTGGAAATGTCACTCCGCGAGGCGTTCAATGCGGGCGGCATCAACATGGCCAAGAGCTTGCCAACGTTGGTGGCGCCGGGCGGGACGAGGGTGCTGTTCCAGTTCGGCGTTCGCAACCCAGAAGCAGAGCGGCTGATCAGAGAGCAGTCCTCGACACTGGTGACGAACATCACCGAAGACCAGAGGCTGGCGTTGCGGACTGCTTTCGAGGCAGGCCTGTCGCAGGGAAGGAACCCGACTTCCACGGCGCTCGACGTGATCGGCCGGATCAACCGGGTTACGGGCCGGCGCGAGGGGGGCACGATTGGGCTAACGTCACGCCAGGTGGAATTCATCGCCCGCGCCCGCGAGAACCTTCTGTCGGGCGATGTGGAGGGAATGCGCTCCTACCTCGACCTAAAGACGCGGGACAGGCGCTTTGACCGATCCGTCGCCAAGGCGATCCGTGAGGGCAGGTCGGTTGATGCCGCCATGGTCGGGAAGATCATCGGCCGACTGTCGGACAAGAACCTGCAGCTGCGGGGCGAGATGATCGGGCTTGAGGAAACCAGGACGGCCTTGTTCTCGGTGCGCGATAATGCCGTCCGCCAGCAGATCGATGCCGGAAAGATCACCGCGGCGGAAGTCACCAAGAAGTGGAAGCATTCCGGATCCGAGCATCCTCGGCTTCAACACCTGCAGCTCGCGACGCAATCCCGTGAGGCGGGCGTGCCGATCGACATGCCGTTCATCGCGGCGGACGGTACGGCGCTGATGTACCCGCACGATCCGAAGGTGCCGGCCCGTCATCGCATTGGATGCAAATGCCGGATGGAATATGACATCGACTACATCGCGGCCGGGCTTCGCCGCTACAGGGCGAGGGCCACCTGATGGCAACGCTCTCGTTCTCTGCGGCCGTGGCAGGCTGGGCGGACAAAGTGCCGGAGGCCGTCGAAGCGGTCAGGAACCAAAGCGCCGCCGACGTCGTGAAGGAAATGCAGACGCTGGACAGCGAAGGCGGCCGACTGCCTTTCGATACCGGCTTCCTGTGGGCTTCGCTCATGGCATCCACGGCGACAATGCCAAGGATCAACCCGGGCGCGCAGCCGGTCGATGGCCGAACCTACAGCTTTGACTTCGGCACGATCGAGGCAATCATCGCGGGATCATCCTTAGATGATGACTTCTATTTTGGATACACGGCTGCCTACGCGGGGCACCAGGAGTATGGCGCAAATGGACGCGCACCGGCTGGCTTCGTCCGTGGAGCCGTCCAGAACTGGAGCGTCCACGTCAACCGCAATGCGGAGAAGGTGGGGAAGGCATTTGGTCTTCTGTAGACCCTTCCATCTTCATCATCATGGTCATCTGGAAGGTAAACAGGGACAGGCGGGCCGCCTTCAGGGTGTTGTTGCCGTATTCGGTCGCGCCGGTTTCGTTGGCCAGCATCAGCCACGCGTTATGCAACGCTTCATGAACATCGCGGTCCGATAGGGGCGGCTTTTCTGACATAGGGTATCGGTACATGGCGACGGGCACGGACGCAATAATCTTTGCTGCGCTGCTCACGCGGCTGCAGGGCTTACCTGCGGCCCTGCCGATCTCAACGCCAGGCATCACTTTCCCGCCGACGGGGCAGACCAAGCCGGCCAAGTACCTGAAGTTCGATTTCATGCCGAACCGGACCCGTCAGGTGACGATGGGTGACGACCCGCAGCAGAAAGTCGGCCTGGCACAGGTGAGCGTCATGTGGCCGCTGGGCTCGGCCATCATCGACGCCCAGGAGGTCGCGGATCAGGTTATCAACCGCTTCAAGAACCAGACGATATTCGCCTCTGGCGTGAAAATCACGATCAGCAGCGAGCCCTGGGCATCCCGCCCAATCAAGGACGAGGACCGGATGAACATCCCGGTCTCCATCCCCTACATCGCCTTCGAACCGGAGACCTGAAATGGCAAACAAGGCAACTAAGAAGGGCACGAAGGTGTTCGTTTGCGCCGCCGCCCAAAATGATGACCTTATCGCAAGCACATTCGCTGCGCTTACCTGGGTTCAGGTCGGGAAGGTGGGCAACGTCGGTGACTTCGGCGCGAACTCCACCATGAACAGCTACAACACGCTGGACGAGGCGGTCACACAGAAGCAAAAGGGCACGGCCAACGCCGGCGACCCTGTTATCGAGGTCGCCTCTGTCTTTGACGACGCCGGCCAGGTGATCCTTCGCACGTTCGGTGAACCGCTCAATCAGAACAACTTGGCTGTCAAAATCGAACGAAATGATAAGCCGGACGCGGACCACACCAACACGATCATCTACAGCCGCGGTGTCGTCTCCGGACCGCTGTATCCCGGCGGCGGGTCCGATGACTTCGAACTCGAGCGCTTCACCCTTGGCCTGAACCAGCTGCCGATCGTCGTCGGTCCGGCCGAAATCCCCTGAGAGGACTGAACATGGACATTTCGAAACTCGTCAATTCCGAGGATCTGCACGAGCTTAAGCTCACCGGGCCGGATACCGATGAACTGATCGGCATCCGCTTCATGATCCGATCGTCCGAAAGCGACGCGGTCAAGCGGGTCGTGCGGGAGCATTCCGACAAGTTCCTCGCCAGCCGGAAGAAGAAGCTGACGTCGTCCAAGGTCGAGGCTGAATATCTCGATCGCGCGGCAGCCGCGATTGCCTCCTGGGATTGGGGTGACCACGATTGGAAGGGCTCAAAGCCGGTCCTCTCGTTCGAGATGGCCCGCGAGGTCGTCTCTGAAGCGGGCTGGATCTATGACCAGGTCGCGGCCGCCTCCGAGGATCGGGCAAATTTTACGAAGAGCTTGGGGAAAGGCTCTGCGAAGCCGTAGCAGTCATTGCCCGGTATGACTGCGTCAGGGACAAGGACGGCGAAACGCGTCGGGAGAGAAACGACGCGTTCGAGGTCGAAAGCCCGGAGCCTGACATTCCCGATGAAGGCGCCATGCTGTGGGAGTGGTTTTGGGATATACGGGCAGGGCAGGGGAGCGGCTTCAACGGCGCCAATCCTGTCTCATCCTCCGAAATGCTGGCTTGGCTGCAGCTTACCGGAAACGTCCTCAGGCGGGAGGAGGTGGCGATCCTGCGGTCGATGGATAGCCGATATGTCTCCGAAATCGATCGGGAGGCCGAGGCGATCAGGGAGAGGGAAACAGAACAGTAGGCACAGATCCGGACAACGGGGGGCATTTTCACTTGGAGGCTATCACGCTCTACCAGTCGGGACGCCTCGTTTCGCTTGAGCTTCTGCGCTTCGAATTCGCGCCCGTAGTGGCGCGGATACTTCCAATGGGAGTGAGTAGTGGTGGGCCAATCGAAGTTCATCATACAGCGATAGAAGAATTTGGCCGGGAATGTCAGTCGGCTGGGCATCGATCGCCGTTACCGGCGTCAACCGAACGAAACTCTCGCCGTTCATAGTCGCGCCCGCGACTTGAATGATCCGCGCCACCAGGTCTTTCGTCAGGTCGAAGGGCAACGCCACCCGAAGAAGTTCGCTGGCGCCGACATCGTACTCGATGACGATCGTTTTGCCATCGGGTGTCATGGCGACTTCGGCTCTATCAGCCTCTAATACGCGTTCCGACGATCTTGAAATCCCTGTCATACTTCCCTCCTCGGCTTGGCAGCGAGAAGAGATCACGGCAGCAACCGGGAGTCGAGCGGGCAAGGCCTGTGAGTTGTTGTGGATAAGGTGCCCGCTTCGGCGGGCCTTTTCATTTAAACTCTTCTTTTGACCCGTCTTCATAAAGGACGGCCTTCACGCAGGTGTAAGGCGTCACCTCGTCCTTCTTCAGCTTTAGAAGCCGTTCGAATGTGTGTGGACCCCATCGACGAGTCTCTGTGAAGGTCCCTCCTACTGTCAGGACGGCATCGCGTTCTATCGCCAATGGTCCAATTGACTTGCCTAGTGCGTCTTTGAATCCCACTTGGCCATCGATCATTCTGATTGCCTTCGGTGCGTTAGATTTGACCGTGTAAGTGAGCTCATTGGTAGTCGCGTCGAGTGGGCGGATATTCCAGTCCTGGACCGCGATTAGGTCGCCGTTGCAAGCGGCTTGCGCCGACGTCGCCGTGAGAACCGAAATAACGAGAACCGAAAACCGCATGAATCATCCTCCTGGTTGAAGCCGGGACGATGGCTGCGTTCTGGAAAAAGGTAAAGACATGGCAGACGTTGCTCAGCTTGGCGTTCAGGTCACCACTCAGGGCGCCGACCGTGCAACGGGTGAACTGACGAAGCTCGCCGGCGCTGCTGCACGAGCCGAAGCATCTACCGAAGGTCTTACCGCCGCTAACCGGGGGGCGACTGGCGCGGCTTCCTCTGCCGCTCAAGCCTATGCCCAGCAAGGGGCCGCAGCTGCCAATGCCTCAAAGCAGATCGAGATGATGAACAAGGCGGCGAACCAGAACCGCGGCGCCGGTGGCCGGGCGAACGTTGGCAACATTGCCGCCCAATTCCAGGACATTGCGGTAACAGCTGCTATGTCGATGAACCCGCTTCAGATCGCCCTCCAGCAGGGCACCCAACTCGTCGGGGTACTTAGTGCGATGGAGCGTCCGGTAGCCGGGCTTGCGCAGGCGTTCCTGGCCCTTCTGTCGCCTCTTTCCCTTGTAACGATCGCGCTGGTCGCCGCCGCAGCGGCTGGACTTCAGCTCGTCAACTGGTCGAAACTGGCGAGCAGCGCGCTGAGGGCTCTGGCTGATGTCCTCGACGAGATCGCCCCCTATGCCGTCGCTGCGGCCGCAGCCATGGCCTTGATCTACGCGCCCACCATCATCGGTGGCGTGATATCCCTCATCGCTTGGCTCGGCCGGCTGGTTGTTCAGCTGGGCGGCGTTGCGGCCGCGTTCCTGCTCGCGAACCCGGCTCTCCTGTTCATCGCAGGAATCGGAGCGGCCGTTGCTGCGGTGGCAATCTTCCGCGATGAGCTGACAAAGATGCTCGGATTTGATGTCGTAGATGCCGCCAAGCGGGGCGCGAACCTAGTGATCGGGTCGTTCGTCGCGGCTTTCCACGATATTCAATTCGTTTGGAACCAGTTCCCGAACATAATCGGCTCTGCCGCGATCGGCGCCGCAAACGCAACAATAGGTGCAATCCAGCAGATGATTAACGCTGCGACAGGCATGCTCAATGGGATGGTCCAGAGCATCAACAGCACCTTGGGCGAGCTGCCGGGAGGTTTTCAGATCGGGCAGATTTCCAATGTCGACTTCGGGACCATCAAAAACCCCTACGCAGACGCGCTCTCCTCTGCGGTTGGTGATCGCAACAAGCAGATAGAGAAGGACCTGAACACGAACTGGATCGGCCAAATCGGCGACGGAATATCGACGGCAGCTGGCAAGGGTGCCGCTGCGCTTAAGGACCTCGCCAAATGGATGGATACGGTAGACAAGAAAAAGAGGAAGGGTTCGAAGTCCGAAGCCGAGAAATATGAAGATGTCATCGATGGCGCCAAACGTCGGATCGCTTCGCTCCAGGCTGAACGCGATGCGCTGGGCCTGACCGAGCAGGCCGCGCTGAAGCTTCGGTATGAACAGGATCTGTTGAACAAAGCTCAGGCGCGGGGGATCACGCTGACAGGCTCCCAGAGGTTGGAGATTTCCAATCTTGCCGATCAAATGGCCTCCCTTGAATACGGTACCCAGAAGATCCGTGAGCAGATGGAGTTCGCGAAGGACACCACGCGCGGGTTCATCGACGACTTCCGCGCGGGACTCCGTAATAGCGAAGGCGTGTGGAAGTCCTTCGGAGATGCCGCGCTCGGTGTGCTGGACCGGATAACTGATAAGCTGTTGGATGACGTCATGAACGCCTTGTTCCAAGTGAACAGCGCCGGCTCTGGGGGAGGCGGCGGGGGAATCTTCGGCTTCCTCGGCAGCCTGTTCGGTGGCGGAGGGGCAGGGGCATTCCCATCCAAGCCCGGTATCGGCCTTTACGCTGCCGGAACGCCTGCTGCTCGTCCAGGCGTTGCCTGGGTCGGGGAAAAAGGTCCGGAGTTGGTGCGGTTCAAGGGCGGTGAAGAGGTCATCCCCAATCACCGGATAATGACGGCCGCCAATCAGAACGGCGGGGCAGGACAGGGCAGCAGCAGCACTGTCACCGCTCCCGTTTCGATCTCTATCGACGCCACCGGCGCTGATCCTGAGGGGCTTGCGCGGGTCCAGCGAGAGCTTGCCGCTCTCAAGGCCGACCTGCCCACCCGCGTTGTTCAGACGGTCAAGGATGCGCAGAAGAGGCGCGTGATCTAATGGCAATCACGTTTCCTCGTGAAATCCCGGATGTTGGTTACGTCCGGGCCGACATGATATTGCGCGACCCGGTGAAGGCGTCTCCTTCTGGAGCGCGCCTCATCAACTACACACAGATCAACGACCCGGCATGGGAAGTGGCCGTCACGACCAAGCCACTCCGATACGATCAATATGCCGAGGTCGAGGCATGGTGGCTTTCTCTCCGGGAGGGGTTGCAACGCGTTCTCTTCCGGCTCCCGTTCGCACGGTATCCGAAGAACCATATCAACAACCACGCCCCCGCGGATGATGCCGGCAATCTCGTGTCGGTCACTGGCGGCAACGTGCTCTCGGTGTCCGGCGTGGATGCTGGGCTGTCGCTTGCTATCGGCGATCGGATTGGGCTTGAGCGCCTCACGCGCTACCACATCGGCCGCGTAACCGAAGTGGCAGGCGCAGGCACGACCCGGACGATCACAATCGAGCCGCCGCCTTTTGCGACGGTTTCCCAGGCCGGCACTGTTGTTCGATTTGCCAATCCTGCACTTATCATGCGTCCGGTACCGGGGAGCTTCGAGCCACCCCGGGACGGTCTTTTCTACAATGTCTCCTTTCGTCTGGTGGAAGCACAATGAACAAGATCAGAAACCTACTGGTGCGCTGGCTTACCGAGGACCCTGCTCTGAGGCAGTGGTTGCTGCAAAGTATTAAAGACGCTCAGAAGCGCAGGCAGATCTGATGACACTCACTACCGAGATTAAAGACCTATACGACCAGGGCCGGATATCCACCCGGCAAATGATGCGGTTTCAGTTCGCCTCCGGCATCTACGGTTTCATCAGCCGAGCAGAGCCGTTCACCTATTCCGGTGTCGAATACAAGCCGTTCGGCCTGATCGAAGTGTCGGACATTGGTGGCGGGACGGGCACGAGCGCCGACGGCGGTTTCACCCTGACGCTTGCCGAGAGCCCTGACGATGGCCTGACGCCGGATGTCCTGACCCAGATCGAGATCGAGGACTATCGCGACCGGCCGGTGACCGTGATGGATGCCCACTTCCATCCCGACACTGGTGCTCTCCTCCAGGTGGAGGTCGTCGCGCGCGGTTACCTCGATGTCGTCGAGCACCAGGTCGATCCGGAGCGCGGCTATATCCTCGTTGCCCGTTGCGAAGGGCGGCAGCTCGACTATTCCCGCAAGAACGGCCGGTACCGCACCATGACCGACCAGGCGCGGCGGGCGCCTGACGACAAGTTCTTCCAGCATGCGGCCAAGCGTGGCCGTGTCGACATCTTCTGGGGCCGAGTGGCCGCGAGAACCTGACCAATGAGACATGATGATTGGGAAAAGCGCCTCAACGCGGTTGTGGCGAAGCATCTGGCGTTGCCCGGTCAATGGGGCGTGTCCGACTGCTGGATGATGACCATGGACGCGATCGAGGCCGTGACTGGATCTCGCATCCTGCCGCACCTCCAGAACTATCGGAGCGAGGCGGATGGCTACAAGGTGTTCCGCAAGGCCGGCTTCAAGGAGACGGTCGAGGAGGCGCTCGCAGCCGAGCTCGGCGATCCCATTCCTGCGATGATGGCGCAGCGCGGCGACGTCGGCGTGATCGAGCGCGACGGCGCGATCTCCTGCGGCGTGTTTGTCTCGACCGGCTTTGCGGTGAAGACCATCTACGGCCACGTCGAGAGGGTCGGCGGCAAGCGCATCGAGATAACGACCGGATCGGAGCTCGAAATCACGTCCGTTCTGTTCGTCAAGCGCGCTTACAAGGTCCGATAAATGCCCTTTATCTCAGCAGTCGTTGGCGCGATCGGCGGCGCGCTTGGTCTCGGCACGATCGGTCTTGCCATTGCCAAGGCGGTGATCGGGATCGGCATCAGCCTGGTCGTCGCCAAGATCCAGGCCGATCGCTCGAAGAAGTCGCAGAAGCAGGCATCCGGCACGCAGTTCGAGCGTGAGTATGGCGAGAACATCAGCCGCAAGGTGGCCTGCGGCGTCGTCGGCATCGCTGGCCATGATTGCTACGTGAACACCTACGGCGAGTCGAACAAGTTCCTTGAACAGGTGTTCGTCTTCTCCGACTTCCCCTGCGACGGTCTTTCAAAGATTTGGGCCGGCGGCCAGCAGTTGCAGCTCTCGACCGCCAACGGCAAGAACTACTCGGTTGTCACCGGCGATTATGCCGGCCGTATGAGCTTCGTCTTCTACGACGGCACCCAGACGGCCGCCGATGCTGGACTGATCGGCAACTCCAACCCGCTCGGCCGCTGGACAGCCGCGCATGTCGGTTCCGGCCAGTGCTACCTGATCGCCCGCCTGACGTATGACCAGGAGAAGCTTTCGCAGTTCCCCGATTTCTTCTTCGAGATCCGCGGCGCCCGCCTGTATGACTTCCGCAAGGACGACACTGTCGGCGGTTCCGGCCCGCATCGCTGGGGCGATTACTCGACCTACCAGTTCTCGGAAAACCCCGTCGTAGTCGACTACATTTACCGGCGCGGCTTTTCGTGGAACAATGACCTGTTCCTCGGCATGGACATGGACGCTGTCGACCTGCCGATCGACCGCTATGCCGTCGCCGCGAACATCTGCGACGAGAACGCCGGCGGCGAGCCTCGCTACCGCTGCTCGGTCCTGCTCGACGCCGACGTCGACCATGGCGACAATATTGAATCCATCATGGTTTCTTGCGGCGGGATCGTCGTCGACAGCGTCGAGGGCTCTTGGCCGATCATCGGAACCGAACAGCCCATCGTCGAGACCTTCACCGACGACGATCTGATCGTGACGGAGCCAGTGCGATTCCAGAAGCGCCGCTCAATGGCGGACCTCACCAATTCCGTTTCCGGCACCTATCCGGAGCCTGCAAACATGTGGTCGCCGGCCGGCTATGACACCCAGAGCAACCCGACGCAGGTGGCGCTCGACCGGCGCACGCGCGACGTCCAACTTAACTTTCCGACGGTGCGCTCGAAGCGCCAGGCGAACCAGCTGGCATCGATCTACTACAATGAGAACAGATACGAGGCGACTGCGGACATCGTTCTGCGCCCTCGGTTCCAGACGATCCGCGTCGGCGATTGGGTGCAGTGGAATTCCGCGCGCTATGGCTCGATCGTGTTCGTCGTCCAGAGCCGCTCGATCCGGGCTTTGAGCAGCGACGGGCCGCGCAACGTGGTTCTGTCCCTGCAGGAGCGCTCCGGCGAGATCTACGCTTCGGTCGGCCTCATCCCGCCGAACGTGCCGATCCCGAACGGCGAGCCGGTCTATCTGAATGCCCTTCAGGACTGGGCCGTCATTGCTGTGATAGCGACCGGAGCGGATGGCCGCACCTATCCGGCCTTCCGCATGACCTGGGCGCCGATCGACGACGTGACGGTCACCGGCGTGGTGTTCGAGTGGTGGATCAAGACCGAGCCGGCGAACAAGTTCACCCGCCAGGTGGACCGACAGGCGGCCGTCACGTTCATCCAGGAAGGGATCTTGAACCTGACGGACTATGAGTTCCGTCATAGGCTGATCGCTGACCGCCCGACCAATTGGACCGTCCCGATCACTGTAACCTCGGCTGATGCCGGCAACGCGGATATCGAGGTCGGGTTGGGCAACCTGCGCGACGATGTGATGGCGGTCTTCACCGAACTGTACGCCAGCCTGAACCGCAACGAAACGCTCCTCGCGCGCCTGCAGCAGAACCTCCAAATCAACGGCGGCGTTTCCCAGACTATTGGACGCAAGCTCCAGCAGCTCGGCGCGAGCTTCACCGAAGAAGTCGCGATCATCACGTCGGACATCGCCAACGTCGTTGCCGTCACAGAGGAGCTGATCGCCGAGTTCGGCAACAATCTGGCGAACGGAAAGGTAGCCTTTCAGGCGGTGGCGGCCCCTGCAGGCGTCAATGTCCGCTACGCCATCCTGCTCAAGGCTGAGATCGAGGATGAGTTCAAGGAGAGTGGCTTCTTCATCGAGCTCTATACCGACGAGGGCGTGATCAAGTCCCGGACCGCCTTCAACGTCGACCAGTTCGTCGTCACTGACGGCGGCGACGCAAGCTATCCGATGGTGTTTGAGAGCGGAGAACTCAAGCTCAACATCGCCAACATCGGCACGGTCAACGCCGGCATCATCCAGAGCCCGAACGGCAAGATGGTTATTGACGTCAACAACGGCACGATCGTGATCAGCTCATGACCCAGACGCTCATTGGTTTTGACAGCCTCGGTGTCCCCTGCGTGAAGATCACCAAGGGCGAAATCGACCCGATCACCGAGCCGGACGCGAACAGGAGCTCATTCCTCTACAATTCCAAGTTCGCCGACGACGTGAAGATCGTCGACATAGACAGTACGTCGTTCTCTCCGAATTCCACGACCTACTGGCCGGCGGGGACGAACAACGCAAACTATCAGAAGAAGAAGATGCCCGGGTCGGTCGCTGGCTTCAGCTACATCATGATCCGCAATTCGTATTTCGGGGACGCGCTCCCGTACGATCTGCCAGTCTACGACCTGAAATACCAGCGCCTCTCCGATGGCCGCTACGTCGAGAACTTCAGGGTCTTCACCCAGGGCGCAGAAGATAACAACGGCCAAGAGCCTGGCTATCGCACAATGATCGCCTGGATGAACAACGGCTGGTGGCTCAATGACACCCAAACCTTTTACGGCAGCCCGCCGTTAGGGAAGGGCATTCGCTATTACACAAACACCTTTGGCGGGTTCGACGGCGGGTCCTATTTGATCAAGCTGGTGGTCTGGAGGCTTCCCGCGACGAACGTACCTCTGCTTGACAGCGACACGCCATCGCCCGTCCCTGGACTGCGCGGGGTGGAAATTACAAGCGAGTTCTGTCGGGTCGCAAAGCCGGGATTTGACACCCGGACGGCGACGCCGACCCAGATGGCTTTCGACTCCTCCGGCCGCCCGCTCGCGGTGATCAAGGCGGGGGACATTGCCCTGCCGTCCGGGCTCACCGAGATCGAGGTCGGCTATCCGGTCGATAACACCACCATCTGCGACATGCTGCAGTATGAGAACGGGGTTATCTCCTACCCCGTCAGTGGCTATTTCACTGACACCAGGTGCGAATACTGGTTCTCTGGGACGAAGCTTTACATCAACAATCTCTCTGGACCGTGCCGGGTTCGGTACCTTGTTCTTTCGAACAATCAGTTACCGCCGACGTCGGGTAATAACAACGTGCTGCGGCAGTTCGAAGATGGCGACCAGGACGTCGTCCAGTTCCTTCGACCTGGCGCTGCTGACCCGCCGAACTTCGCTGACATCGTCCTCGATAGCCGCTGGCCTGCGATCCAGATCCTGGCCGAAGGGTATCGGGTGATCGGGGCGCAGCCTCAATATGCCCCGCCGAATTCGGTGAACGCGGGGCAGAGCTTCACGATCGGTTTTAACGGAGCCGGGTTCTTCCCCTTCGTCAAATACATGACGGTGATGTCCGACGCCGATGCTGGTGTCGGGGTCAAGGCGCCGTCCGCCCGTCTCATCGAAAGCTACAACAACTCGACCCGCTACAACGCCGGCAATAGCAGCTTCTGCATTCTTGGCAGCAACCAGGCGACCTTCTGGACCTACGAGGGCAACCCGTATCAGGAGCGATGGTCTAACAACGCCTGGGCATTTGACTACCCAGCTTCGCGCATCGTCGGCATTCGCTACTACATCCTCGGCATCCCGACCTCTTAGGGTTTCCATCACATGGCTGATTATTACATCACCGGGTCAGTTCAGCTGACCAACGGCAGCAAGGCCGTGACCGGCATTGATACTGCCTGGGCAATAGCGCAGGTGGCCGGCGGCACGATCTTCGTTCAGGGGGAAGGCAATCCGCTTCCCTTGGCGTCGATCGAGGGCGACACCGCGGCGACGGCAGCGCTGGAATGGACCGGCGCAACCGGTACCTATGCCTATGCTCTGCTTCGTGCGACGGCGTTCAGCGAGCAGCTGGAAACGAACAGCAACATCCTGTCCCGGCTGCTGGTCGCGATGGAGGCGGGGACGCTCTATCGGTACGACGTGGCTGCCGAGACGGCCGATCTCGCGACCTATGACGAGAGGCCGGCCGGCTTTGCCTTCCTGGCGATCGACGTCAATCCGGCCGCTCTCTACATCAAGGCCTCGGCGACTTCAGGCGATTGGGCGGGTCCGTTCAGCTATGGCACTGGTCCGGCCGGACCGGCGCCTGAGATCGATTTTGAGCCGGTCGTCACCGGTGCGCCTGGCACGAATGCCGAGATGGAGGTGACCGGTAGCGGTGAACCGGGCGATCCCTACCAGATCACCTTCACGATCCCCGCCGGCGAGATCGGGGTGAACTTCCGTGGCGCCTATTCCGGCGCGACGGCCTACGTCATCCGTGACATGGTGTTGAATAATGGTTCCTCTTGGATCGCCCTCCAAGCGACCACCGGGAACGCGCCGCCTATTCTGCCGGCGACTGCCAACGCCTACTGGCAGCTGGCCGCGGCGAAGGGAACCGACGGCACAGGTACGGGTGATGTGCTCGGCCCTGGCGGCGCTACGGTCGGCCGCGTCGCCGCCTTCAGCAGCAACACCGGCAAGGCGATCGATGATGGAGGCAAGCTGGTTGCCGATCTTGTAACCGGGCCGGGAGCATCGACGGACGGCGCGCTCGCCGGCTATGACGGCGCGACGGGCAAAGTCCTCAAGGCGTTGACGAATGCGCAGGCGAAAAACTGGCTTGCAATTGCGGGAGCCGACGTCACGTTCAACAACGCGGTTGCGCAACTTCCGGATTCTCCGGCGACCCTCCAGACGGCGATTGAGGTTCTGGCTGCGAACGCAGGCGGCAAGAATGACGCCGCGTTTGCCTTGGCTCTTGCTGACCTCACAGGCAGCATACAGGGGATGAACGGGGGATTTGCGGACTCTTATCGCAACACGGCCGGCATCAATCTTCCGAATGGCGGGATCGACCAGTACACCGTTTCGATGCTCCATTTTGACGGACCACTAACCGGAAAGAAGTCTATCACAGACAGTGGATATGAAGATTATGCTTCAGGATCTCCGAAGCATTCTTGGACTCCACAGGGAACTTTTCAGGTCAGTGATGCTCAGTCCAGATTTGGCGGATTCTCGGCTGCATTCGACGGAGTGAACAATTGCAGACTTATGGGTGATGGGTCTGATGATTTCGCCCTTGGAACCGGCGACTTCGATATGGAGGGTTGGGCCTACCGCAACGTCGCGGGTGTAGCTCACTATATCCTGGATTTTCGTACTGCAGCGACTTCCGCCGCTCCTCTTTTGTATGTGAGCGCAGCGAACGTCATGCTCTACTACGTCAGCGCTGCCACGAGAATAACAGGTACAACGACAGTTCCATTGAGCACTTGGTTTCACTGGAGGGTCGTTCGCCAGGCTGGTGTTACTAAAATGTTCTTGAACGGTGTTCAAGAAGGCGCGAACTACGTTGATGCAAATAGCTACGTTGTCCATAATACAAACGGGCCTACTATCGGTGGAGGCTTCGATGCAACATTTTCTTGGAACGGATATCTGGACGAAATAAGAATTAGTAAGGGTATCGCGCGAAACTTCGAACCATTTACACCTCCTGTAGCGCCGTACGGTAATGGAACGACATCGACCAAACTTGCCCTCTACGATTCTACTGGATTCCAATGGTATCCGAGAGAACTGAAGACCCAGCTTGCGCAAGTAAAAGGAACACGAATAAATTCCGCAGCGGTCGCAACCATCTATACGTTGAGAACTGTCATATCCGCAGCCTTGCTAAGGCTCTCGACTCCCTACATTCGCATTTGTATCGCTGGCGCAGCTACCGGCGTACAAAAGCCTATCGCGAACGTCTTCATCGGGCAGAAGGCGGCGGCGGGTAATGCTTGGGATATGGATCCGGCTACGATCACTCGTGTCACATGGAACGGCGGATCTAACGGCTTTCAGCCTCTTGCTGCCACAGACCATTGGTCCGATTGGATAGCGTTTACTCCTGATCTAGCTAGAGACCTTGTCGTATCTCTCGACTGCCCAGTTACCTCTGGACTATTTAGTCAGACTGCGCAGGGCGTTGGAATGGTGAACGCTTATTCGAAGACGACCGCCCAAGAAGCTGGTGTCGCAGCACCAGTAACTTACACCGCTCTTGCTGCAGGAACTTTCCTGGCATTCCTCGGAATCGAAGGAAAGACAGACCTGAAGACCTACGATGATATGGTTCTTGAATCTATCGCCGTAGCGTCCACCAGCTCTCCAGCAAAGGGCCGCGTGCTCATCGAGACGGGGGTTGGCAGCGATACTCTTGTCCCGAACACCGATTTCGTGGGCGAGATCTCCAGAGACAACGGCGCTACCTGGACAGCCGCGGCCGTGGCGCTCATCTCGGATGTCGGCGGGCACAAACTCTATCAGGGTGACGCCAGCCTCGCATCCCAACCGAGCGGTATGAACATGAAATATCGCATCCGTAACCTGACCGGCAAGAAGACGATTGTCTCTGCGGGTGGAGCACAGTGGGGGAACTTCTGATGCTGACTTCCTGGGGAACCGCCATCCTGCCTGGCATTGCTCCGACGCTTGATCACTACAAGGTCGCGTTCGATCATCATCTCGACGCTGTCGCGGCTCAAAGGCAATACGACAATCGCCTCACGATCGTCAGTTACGAGGGCAGCACCAAGCCACAGTGGGCCGCCGAGGCGGCGGCCTACATCGCATGGCGGGATGCGGCATTGGACTACATGTTCGATCAGCTCGCCGCTGTCCAGGCAGGCGAGATCGCACCGCCGACCATTGAAGAGTTCATCGGCGGCGTCACGCCGATCGTCTGGCCGATCTGATCTAACCCTCAAGGACATCACCTATGAAATTCGTAGCGGACTGGCGCCGGGTGCTTCGCCGTGCGTGGTCGATCCGGCTGTTGATCATCGCGGGGATACTCTCGGGGATCGAGTTGGTCCTCTCGCTTCCCGATATCCAGCTTTGGCTCGACTGGCCTCCCGGCATCTTCGCAGCCCTTTCATTCCTCGCAACGTGCTGCGCTTTCGTTGCGCGCCTACTTGTCCAACAGGAGCCGGTTCATGCCGATAAACAAGATCCGCAGCAGTAGCCGCGGCAAGGCAGCCATTGCGAGCGTGCTCGCTCTCTTCGCCGGCGGTGGCGGGTACAGTGCCTATCTCGCCAGCAAGCCGCCGGTCGCGGTCGTTCTTGCCGTCGACCATCTCATCAAGCCGTGGGAAGGGCTGGTCCTCAAATCGCATTGGGACCCGTTCGCCAAGATCTGGGACATCTGCTACGGCGAGACTAAGGGCATCACTGCTGGCATGACGAAGACGCCGGCCGAATGCGAGGCGATGCTGATCAAGCGCGTCTACCGGGACTATTACACCCCGCTGACGAAATGCATCGCAAACTTTGACAAGAAGCCGATCAGCGTCCAGGCGACCGCGATCTCCGGCGCCTATAACTTCGGTGTCGCCGGCATGTGCGGATCCCGAGCAGCCGGTTTCATCCGTGACGGCAGATATCGGGAGGCGTGCGAAGCTCAGACCGCTTGGAACCGGGCAGGAGGTCAGGTGGTCACGGGGCTGGTTCGCCGCCGGGAAATGGGTGACGCGCAGCGCATCGGCGAAGCTGAGCTTTGCGTGAGTGGCCTCTGATGTTCGCGAGCCTATCCGACCTCATCAAGCTGCCGATCGCCGTCCTGGTAGGCATTGGCCTTTCCGTACTATTCTACGAGGGCATTCGCCTTCCGTTCATCGGCCAGATCGTCCCAGGGATTGTCAGGTACCGCATGGATGCGGCCACGGCCAACATGGTCACCAAGTTCGAACGCGACACGGTTCAAGCGCAGCTCGATGAGGAGCGCCGCCGCAGGGCTATTTCCGATGCGGCATCCGCCAAGGCGCAGGAGCGCGCTGATGCGACGGAGCTGGCACGTCAGGCAGCCGAGGCAAAGATAGATCAGCTCGATGCGCAGGCCCGCAAGGATGGCCTCGACACCTGGAGCGAGGAGGAGTTGCAATGGTACGGGCGTCACTGATCCTTTTGACGCTGCTGGTCGGCTGCCAGAGCGTTCAGGAGCGAGCGGAGAATGCAGCGGAGGCGAGGGGGCGGGCACAGGCCTCGACCTCTTTCCCTGACCTTCCTGCCGGCTGCACGGCGAAAATGGAACGGGTCAAGCCCAAGCCGAGCGAGCCGCGCGTGATCACGTTGAAGCGCTGGGACGTGGTCGCGGACAATCGCGATCGGCAATCAGCGGACTGCGCCCAATGGGGCGAGGACATGAAGAGCAGAATCGTCAGTTCACCTTCTTCCCGCTGACGTGAATAACCGACTGGAACACCTTTGACACGTCCGGCGGGCTGTCCCATCGCTCATTGCATCTGGGGCAGGGCATGCCGGCGGCGCCGCATCCGCATCCGTGAGTCCCCGTGAAAGGCTTTGTCGGGTGGTCCTCGCAGACCCACCCGGTATCGCGGCAGTCTTTGCACCGGCGCATTGGCGCCCCCTGAAATCCATCATGCCCGGCAGTAAAATAGCAGGCCTTCACCGCATAGAAAGGGGAGAGGATGAGTCCAGAGCGGATCGACTTCCTCGAAAGGGACGTCCAAGGACATGCCCGCATCATCACCGAATACAACGGCAAAATCTCCGCGATCAGCAAAGGCATTGAGGAAATCAGTGCTGAGATGGACAAGGACAAGGCCGTTCAGGAGGTAAGAGATGAGTATCTCGAAAAGCGGCTTACCGGCATCGAGAACAGCATCAAGGCCGTCTACAAGCTGGGATGGTGGGTTCTCGCCGCATTCGGTAGTTCGGCTGTCGCCCTCATCGCCAATTTTGTGTTCAAGGGAGGACTGGTCATTGGGCAATAGGATCTCTCATGCCATCGTGGTGGGCGTGAAGATGCTTTGCGCTGTCGTCGCCTTCTTCGCCATGGTCTTCACCGTCTATGCGGTCGGGCCGGCGATGGAGACCAGGTTCTTCCCCGTGGTCGGCAAGCTCGATATCCTCACGATCGAGCCGACGGCAGACGGGCAGACGCAGATCCGGGCGGCGTTCCGGAAGATCCGCGATTGTGAATATGTCGGCATAGCTTGGTTTTCAGGAGACCGGCCGGGAGACTTCGACAGGGTCTCGGTGCAGTTGATGCGAGAGCCGAACGATACGTCGAGCCCAAACCGCCCGGTCGGGTATCAGCGCGCTGGCCCATGGATCATTGGCCTGCCAGTCAGCGAGGTTCGAAACCGAAGCTTCGCCCAGCTGACCCATCGGTGTCATCCGTTCTGGACCACCACAACCGACTTCTACCCGTGATTAACTTTTGATATAGTCCGTCCGCGATCCACAGCGGACCTGATTGGCCTCCTCTGCCTTCACGGGCGGGGGAGGCCTTTTTTTATTTGCACCAGTCGTTCTTGTTCCCCGGCCACCATTCGCGCGCCGTTCCGTCCTTCAGCAGGATCTGCCCAACCTCGCGCCCGTCCGGCAGATAAAGGTTCACGAGCGGACGATCGAAATCGTCGACGCCTTTCGCCTCGATCTTGATCCGCTTGCCTCGGATGAGGTCGGCCAAGTGGCGCTTCGCGATCAAGGCCAGCTTGCGCTCCTTCTCGCATTTCGCATGGCTGCCGATTTCAGGCGTGTCTATGCCTCGGACGTCGACGACGCCTTGTCCGAGAAGGCGCATGTTCTGCCCGTCACATTTTACGGTGTCGCCGTCCACGGCGGTCAGCGACGCGCAGATGATGATCGCCCCGATCATTTTCCCACCGCTCCGTTCATTGCATCCGTAGCCTTAGCTTGCTGACCTACCATCTGATGCCGAGCTGAATATCCCAAGAGAAGCTCGGAACTCAGCGCCGTCAATGGCTGCGGGGACGGCGCGGCCTTGTTTAGAACGTTATTAAATGCGATAAGTCCTTCATCATCCGCCATCGATCACAGGCGTGGATGGCTGAGAGATTACGTTTCGCTCTTGCCTGGACAGGAGCGACAGCCATATGGCCCGGTACTTCTTCAATCTCCATGATAGTGTCAACTTGCCTGATACTGTCGGCTCGGAGCACCCCGACATTCAGAGTGCCCGCAGTGAGGCGATCGAGACCATCGCCGAACGATTGAAGGGTTCTATGCTGACCGAGACCGACGTTTCGGCCTGGATCATGAACGTCACGGATGAGAATGGCTTCACTGTCATCGTTCTTTCCTTTTCGGCCGCCGTTCAGATCATCGATCACGTAAGCCTGGCCACAGCCAGGGCCGCCGCATCTTGAGATTGTCAGAAACGTACAAACGGCCCGCGGCTCTTGGCCGGACGAGGCATTCTGGCGCATACGCTTGTTATTGCTGACACTTCGCCACCGGTCGGCATGAGGTCGGGCTCTATCCCGCTGAGGCTGGGCTATGTTCGATTTTTTGCAGTCTAGGATTCGAAATCTTCTCCTTCGCGCTCTTCCTCCTGAAGCGTTCGAAATCCTGCAACCCCACATGCGGCCGGTTGAGCTTCCCTTGAAGTTCGAGATGGTCACGCCCGAGGTGCCGACAGAAGTGGTTTACTTCCTGGAGCGAGGGCTGGCGTCGCTGGTGGCGACAAACTCGGACGATGAGTCGGTGGAAGTCGGGCATATCGGGCATGATGGCATGGCAGGCGCGCACGTGCTTCTCAAGGTGAACCAGACCCCGAACAGGACATTCATTCAGGTTGAGGGAAGCGGAATTTCAGTTCCGGTATCTGCGCTTCTATCAGCAGTCGAACAGGTTCCCTCTGCGAACGATGTGCTCCTCAGATATGTCCATTGCTGCGAATTGCAGCTCGCGCACTCAGCTCTCGCCAATGCCCGCTACAACATGCCTGAGCGATTGGCACGCTGGATTCTGATGTGCCACGACCGTGTGCAAGACGACGATCTGCCGCTCACCCACGAGTTCCTCGGGCTTATGCTCGGGGTACGCCGCTCCGGCGTCACAGATCAGATTCACATTCTCGAAGGTGTTCACGCGATCAAGGCAACCCGCGGCAACATCAAGGTCGTGGACCGGTCAAAGCTGGAAGACATCGCTGGCGGATCATATGGCGTCCCAGAGCAGGAATACGAAAAGCATATCGGGCTCACGATCAGGCGGTCCTGACTTAAGCTGTGCCTTCCGCTGGCGATTCGGCGCTCACATGCATTTCCGAGCTTCTGCGCACCTGCATGCCGCGATACGTTTCCGGCCGATGCTCCATACAGAACCAATCCGTCTTCGTCTTGTCGCGCTCGAAGCCGAAGCCTCCCCACTGTTTGCAGCCGGGACGTTCGCACCAGTGCTCGAAATGCACCGGCGCGGCTGGGTGAGTGGCAGTGCGATCATCGCTCATCTCTTGTGTATCCCGGTGTTTGCGAGCATAGCGTCCCAATAATCCTCGACCTGTTTCGCCGCCTCGGCAGCCGTCGGAAGCCATCCGCTGTTCGGCATCGTCATCGTGCGGCAGCGCTCCGGCATCCCGCCTGCCCAGCGCCACGCTCCGGCCTTTAGGGTCTGCTGGTCGAGAAAGATCCTCCCGATATACGCTTTCCCGTCATAGCCGACGTAGTCCTCGTGGGGCTTACCATTCAGGCCCGTTTCGCCGGGCCACGTCCGCACCCAACGGTATTTCCTCTTCCAAGCGGACGTCATAGCTCGATGGCTTTGAAACCTCGCTTCAGGTCATCGGCTCGCCCAGCGCCCACGATCTTCATCGTGAACTTGCGTTTTCCCTTTGGCTTCCACCTCCGGATCTCCTTCATTGTCGGCCCTCCCAGCGCCGATTGCTGAAGATACCAGTCCTGGAACTGAGCGTAGACCGCCTCGCAATCGGCCGTGACCTCGGCATAGGTGCCCCTGCGCCCGCACTTCGCGTTCTCGCACTCGATGATGTCGCCGGGCTCCGGCGCCTCGCCTTCATAGACCAGCCCGCCGCCACATTTGGCGCAGATTGGTTCGCCAAGATGTCTCAGGCCATTGTCATCCTCAGACATGACTTCTCCTTCACGCCTAAGCGTGTTGATAAGGCTGTGGATCGTTTGTGGATAACCGCCTTGGTCGCGGTCCAGCGTTCTAATTATGTTCTGGTCGGCCGGAGAGTCAACGGGGTTGTTCGGTCGATCCCTGGACCAATCCGTCAATCAGCTGCCGCGCCCGTTCGAGGCAGGTTGCCAAGCCCTCCACGAGGGTCGCGCGCGGAACCTGTTCCCTAAGTTGCAGGACGGCGTTGCCGCCGGGCGGAGTTATGACCGCATAGTGGTCATTGGGGCTGTAGATCGCGATGCGGTAGCCTCGGTGATGGTCGACGAACTTGGGCACGGCAGGTCTCCCGTTAGAGCGGATTGATCGCCATTGCATCCTGAAACTTGGAGCTGTTCACGTCCCGGCAGACCCGGTGGAACTGGAGCTGGCCGTCCAGATGATGTTTCAGCAGTTCCGTGGCCTGTGGGACAGGCGTCTCAGCGGACAGCCACTCGTCATAGAAGGCGGGATCGAGGATAACCGGCTGTCGGTCATGAAGCTGCCGCATCGGCTCCTCGGCTCCGGCCGTCAGGATCGTGCAGCTCGTCACGCCCAGCTTGTCATTGTGCGCCCACAGGCCGGCGAAGGAGAAGGGTGCCCCGCCGGGCTGGAAGATGTACCAGGGGTCCTTCTTCCCGTCTTCCCGCGAAACCGTCCATTCATAGAAGCCGTCGGCCGGGATCAGACACCGGCGAGCCTTGAAGGCATCTCTGAATGCCGGCGTGGTCGGCGCCGTTTCGCTGCGGGCGTTGAACAGGGTTGCCTTCGGCATTTCCTTTGCCCAATGCGGCACCAGCCACCAACGCCCCTCGTCAACGACCTGGTTGCCTTCCTTGTCGTGGTGGACAAAGAGAACACTCTGCGTCGGGGCGATATTGTAACGAGGCTGGGTGTTGCGGCCACGGTCCTTATCCAGCGTCAGCCGATACAGTCGGTGGATCTCCGACCACGGCAGGTGGTGGGTAAAGCGTCCGCACATGATTTCTCTCCCGTCTTCGTACCAAGGACGTAGAGAGGTAGCGGTTTCCTACAATCGCTCGAAACAAATTTCGCGCGGCTACCGCTTGTGAAATTCCGGCACGGATGATTCGGAACTATCGCGGCGTTCCTCGATTGAGTCGCGAATCACTCGATCATGGAGTTTTGCATATGGCTGGTGAGATAAGCACAAAAGCCGAGTTGATCCCGAAAGGTGATTCGGCGTTTTCAGAACTGACTGTCGAACAGCGCGATCGAGTTCTGGTTCGGGTCGCCGGAAGTCTGCATTACTCGGCCTTGATCTCGCGAGCGGTCCATGACAAAGCCGCCCCGGACATTGAACACTTGGCGGAAAAGATCGACCGAGAGCATCAGGAAATCGCGGCCGATTACTCACCGTCTTCTGGTGAAGTGCTGTATCGGGCCGTGGAGCTTCTGGACGGCTTCCACCGCCGCATGTCATCGTGAGGCGGGCCAAGCCGCTTCTGCACGAGGGAGCCGCGCCGCTGCAAAGCCGGCCCGTCAAGCGGCGCGACCCGAATCAGCCCCATCTTCCCTTCGATCCCATGCCCGATCGAATGGAGCCGTGCTTGGCGCTACTGAAGAGCAAGCCGCCCCTCGGCGATGATTGGTCCTATGAAATCAAGTGGGATGGATACCGCCTGGCTGTGCACATTGAGCCGGCCGGCGTCCGGATCATTACTCGGGGCGGGCACGATTGGACGCATCGGTTCCCGGCTATTGCCGACGCTGCCAAGGCTCTCGGTCCGACCACCATGATCCTCGACGGCGAGGCGGTTGTCCTCGACGAGCAGGGGCGCTCTGATTTTGGCCTGCTGCAGAACTCCCTTGGTGCCTCCGGTAAGGCAGGCGGCAAACTGCCATCCCGCAACTCGATCCTCTACGCCTTCGATCTCCTCTATCTCGACGGGCACGATCTGCGCGCAATGGAATACTCCGCTCGCCGGCATTTGCTCGAGGACGTGCTGGACGGGCAGGGGGCGGCGATCAGGATCTCGGAAGAACTCGACGCCGACCCAGATGATTTTCTCGCCCACGCCTGCCAGCTCGGCCTGGAAGGCATTGTCGCCAAGCATCGCGACCGGCCATACCGGTCCGGACGCACCGGCGATTGGCTCAAGATCAAATGCGTCCAGAGCGAAAGCTTCGCCATCATCGGCTATGAGCCGTCAACGGCGCTGCCCGGCGCGATCGGGAGCCTGCTGCTGGGTGCGCAGTATCGGGACGGATACAAGTACGTCGGCAGTGTCGGGACCGGGTTCAAGCATGACGTTGCCCGATCGCTGAAGAAGCAACTCGACAAGCTCAAGACGAAGCTGCCGCCCGTGAAGGTGCCTGGAAAGAACCTGGTGCTGACCGCTCCGGCGCTCGTTGCGGAGATCGAGTACCGGGCATGGACTAATGACGGGAAGCTGCGGCATCCGTCGTTCAAGGGGTTGCGCGATCCGGATGACACGTCGGAGATCTACGGCTTGCCGGAATAGGTCGTGGAAAATTTTCCGGCAGTCGAAGCGTTTCGTCATTGGCCAGTGCCTGTTCGCGATACGCGTTGAGCATATCGACGAGCGCGATGTCCGACATCGACCATCCGCCGGGAAGTCCGCCATCCACGCCCGTGCTGCCCCGCGAAAACGCTGCACCGCGCGGTTTACTGGAGGCGTGTACGCTATAGTTAAAGCCAATCAGTGAAGTGCCAGGCTGAGCACGGCGTACAACGAAACCTTCCACGTCGCGCCATGCGATTTTCATAGGTGAAAGACGAAATCCGCCGGAAAGACTTAGCCCATCCTGGTCCAAAGATAGCCGCGACGGGCGAACCAGCATCAGTACAAAAATAATCGCGTTGGCCGAAAAAAGCGCTACCCCAAAGAGCCGGAGATAGAATCTCTCGTCCGGCAAAGACCAACTAACTGCGACGAAGACAAGGGACCCGAGAAGCAAAAGGATTGTCTTCTTACGCGACGTGACGATTTCCGTTTTCATGCTGCAAACTCGCAAGGTGAGGTAGCTTTCGTGGAAGAAGGTCATCAGTCGCCGGACTGCCCGGTCCAAAGGTGCTCAGTCAATCGGCCACCAGACCCACAAGCTTGCGATCGACGACAATGGCGTCGAGCAGCGAAGTCTTCTCGTTCAAGACCGCAAGCAGCCCGTCGGTGTCGGGCCAAGTTAGAGTAAGCCGGTAGATCGCCATTGCCCCGAGAGGTTCGAGATCCGGGTCAGTCCGCCGAAGCTCGTCCCGCTCGGATAAGGCATCGCGCTGGCATTCCTCAAGGGAAGCCGCGAAGGCCAGGGGGTCGTCACGGCCCGGTACGATCTGATACCCAAATACAACCAAGTCCATTCCGTCTCCCTCGGAGAATCACCCGCATAGGTATATCCCTATCCGGGCACGAGGAAACCTCGCAAAAATGAGGGGGCGGAGAGGATATCGCCATGCGGCGCGGGAACGTTCGTCATCAGTCGCAGTTCGAACAACAGACGCAGCGGCCCTTCCATCCATCAGCACTCGCACTCCGCTGCGTTCCAGACTACTCCAGACTGTCCCTCGACTCGGCCCGCTTCGGCGGGCGTCTTTTTGGCTATTGTCTGCCGCCCGTCCGTGGTTCAACTTGTTCTGGAACAATGCTAGGGAAGAGCGATGTCGGAAGCCAGGGCGTACGCATGGTTCATTGTCACGAATGTCCCGGCGATAATGGCTGGGTGGTTCTGGCTCATCTTTTTCGTGTCGGTTTTGGCGTGGGTGATATTGTTGAACTTCTCGGGCTGCACCCACGAAGAATTTGGCATCCGTTGTTACCCAGGTACTTGGTACGGGGAAGTTCTTGAGATCTCCAATTTCTGGCTGTTGGCCACTTTGATAGTTTTGGGTTTTGGATCAACCCTGATGGCGAACCCGCTAAATCTAAAGGTGCTTATTCCCATAGCAGTTCTAGTGTTCGGAACGGCGGTCCTGACGTGGAGCATGTTAAGGCAAGGAGTGCGCCTCGCTCGTCGATGGATTTAGAACGCTTTCCCTCTTTACCGGCATGCCTCTTAGTCGAGTTTACGTCTCAGCGCCTTGAGAAGAGCATCAAGTTCCGCGTTCGAGCCGTGCGCCAACATGAGGTTGTCAGCAACCTCTATGATCGCGGTCAGCACCTCGGGCTCGTCCCATCCGGCCTTAACTGCAGCCTGGATCAAATCCTGCAGCGGGATCTCGATCGCCATTTGACAGAACAGGTGGCGGTTCTCGGCGTCCTCTGGGACGGTCGGGGGAGGGATGTCGGTCAT